ATCAGCGGCACCCAGCAAGCGCCGGTCTGTCCGCTCGGCGACGGGCTCACACCGCTGAAGGTCGACCCACTGCGGCCCGAGTAGGTGAAACGCGTGTCCCCCACACGAATGACGCCGCTGGTCGGGATGTCGGCGCTGGGAGAGGTCGTGACGACGATGGTGCTGGCCGTGGTCGAGGAGATCGTGAACTGGCTCTTGTTGACTGCGCCGGCCGAGGAGCGCGCCACCAGCACGCGGTCGCCGGACACCACGCCCGTCACCGTGACGGTGAACTGTGTCGGCGGGATGCGGGGTACGCCGTTGGAGTCGACCAGTGAGCGGTTGTTGGGGTCCTGTACGTTGGTGACCCACACGCCCCGGGCACCGAAGAACTTGCCGCCAGCGAAGGTGCCGAACGGCGCCGCCTTGACTTCGGGCCATGAACCCGCTGCGCGGTAGAACCGGCCCTGCACCGATGTGCCTGTGCCAACCGCGGAAGTATTCTCACGCCGAGTGATGTACTTCAGGTACTTGTAGACGTTAGCAACCGTGTTGCCGCCACCGTTGATAGTTACGGCGTAATCCTGCGCTCCGTTGCCGTCTCCGATGTCCTGGCTGGTCGCGCCGAAGGCCACCGTGACCCCAACGACGGAGCTTCCGCCGCCGTCATCGTTCGTATCCGGCGAGGTGGCGATAGGCACCGGGTTGCGACCGCCGGTCAGCGTGGCTTGCGAGCGGAAGTGGTCGTACAGGTCGGCGTTACTTGCCGCGTTGTTCCGCGCGAAGATCACGACCGCGCGGTCTTCTGCATCGGTGGCCACCGCTGCGCCGCCAGAGATTACCTTCACCAACTGGTCGATGTGACCTTGCGCGTACCCAGGATGCGACGACACCAGGGCGCCGTTCTGGTAGATGTACATCACCGCATCGGGCTCGATGGTGCCCAGGGTATAGAAGTTGGCCCAGACGTCCTTGTTGGTCGTGGCCTTCTCGACCACGATGGAGCCGCCGTACAGGTAACCCAGGTCGGAATCCGCCGAGAATTCCCAGCCGTTGATCAGCGTGTACTCGGTCGGCGTCTGCGCCGACATCGGCACCGTCGAGTCGATGAACACCTCGTCGTCGATCAGGTCCATCAACGCCGTGTACAGCGTGTTGACCGTCACGCGGACCGTGCCCGTGTTGTGCTTGAGCTTCTTGATCGACTCGTCGTACTGCCAGTCGGTCAGGGTGGGGATGTTGACGTAAGCCACGGCCTACTCCTACGCTGCAATGGTGTCTGGAATTTGGGACACGAAGATGGGTGTGTCCAACGTAACGGTGCCAGTCTGTGTCTCGAACGGCAGGTACTTCTGCGCGGCTGTGCCCTTGCGCACCTTCACTCGGTAGTTGTTGCTCGCCGCAACCGCGAAGGCTTCGGTTGTCGCATCGGCCACGCGGAACTCAACCAGTGACCCATCCGACACTTTCTCGATGCGGATGGCCGACCCGACCACAACGTTGTTGAGCGTCAGGGTGATGTTGTTGTTGATCGTGGTTGATGCGCTCGCGCCGTTGCGCACGGTCGGTGTGCTGCCGCCACCCGTGATGTTCAGCGTGACCGTGCCGCCGCTGTTGTTGTAGATCGCCGCATCGGTAGAACCTGCGGTGCCGTACCCGTCGAACACGTTGCCGGCGAATGTGTAGGTGCCCGGGGACGTGATTTCGATGGCGTGACCGGCGCTGCCTTGATCGAAGTGGCAGTTACTGATGTTCGCAGGATTGTTTGTGACGACCGCCGAAGTTGCCAGCGAGCCGCCCACCGTGCATCCCGACATCGACCCGCCGTTCAGGGTGATGGTGTAGCAACCGCTGAAAGTGACCTCATTGAAGGCTACGCCGGAGACGTTGTTCTCCACGGACCAGCCGACAAGCGCAAGGCCCGAGAAGTCGTATGTCGCGCTGGCGCTGCTGGTGGAGTCGATGATGAACCGCTGACGGGACGATGTAGCTGCGACGGCAGTCGAGTACCGTACCGTGTCGGTGGAAGCGGCCCTGATACGAAGCTCGTTGGTGCCTTCGGCGACTTGCCAACTGCGGCGCGCCACACTCGCGTTGAACGGGCGCGGGTACTCGAAACTGGTGGCCTTGGCATCGACGTAGGTCTTGGCGCTGCCGTCACCGAACTGCACTGAGCCGCGAGAAAGGCCCTGACCTGCCCCCTGCAGAGCGAACATCAGCGGCTCGTCTGACCAGCCGCGCAACATGGGCTCCAGTGCGGCCGCGCTGCACGGAGAGTTGGCGCTACCACCCACCATGATGGCCTTCGGAAGAAGGAAGATGTCCTTCGGGCCTATGGTGCGGGTGCCGGTCGATCCGGCGACGCGATGCATGCCGTATCCGATGCGCCGGATCGAGTTCCAGTTCATTGTCCCGGCTGATGCCAGCGGGGTCCAGTTCTGCAGGTCGATGATGGCCGCAGTGCTGGAGTTGGCAATGGAAGATAGCCCGCTCTTGACGGACACGCGGAACGCGGCCCAACCCCCGCCAGTGTCCTCAAGGACAACGATGAAACCCTTGTCGCCTAGAGGGCTGGCGAAGTTGCTGTACGTGATGCGAACGTGCAGCAGCCGGTTCGACATATCGGTGGTCGAGGGCAGCAGATACGACCCGCCTACCCAAGCATCGCTTCCAAGGCTGTTGGAGAAAGACAGGTTGGACAGCGCTTCGACGCTGGAGGACTCGTTCCTGTTCCACTCGGAGCTTACGGTACTGGTTATAGATAGCGTGGTTGGCGCAGTGGTGTCTATTCCAATGCCGTCGATGGTCTGTCCAACCAATCCCGTGATGCCGGTCAGCGCGTTCCATGTGATGCCGGTGTCGTGCGCCGAGGCGTACTCGCCGTGGTAGGCGACGACTTCATAGGTCTGACGAGAGTCAGGCCCCATGTTCCCGTTGCCATCATCCGCGATGCCGAGAACCCAAAACGAGCCGCCGTCGGAGTTGTTGACGCGGAATGTCACGGCAGGCGCGGTGCCAGCCGAAATCTGGTTGCGGTAGCCGATGCCCAAGAAGCCCGCCGCCTCGCAGTCCAGCTTGGACACGAAGGTCAGATCAGACGGGGTTGCCGGCATGCCGCGACGATCTGTACCGTCGTAGCCCAGCACGTACAGAACGGTGACGTTCGATGTCGAAGTGGTGTATGAACCGCTGGATGCTGGCGCGGCAGATGCAGCGATGCTGGTGCGGATCGCCGTGCCGTGGAAGGGTGTAGAGGTATTGACCCCGCGCCAGACCATGATGGTGACGCCCCATTCTTCCGTGGCGCCAGTGACGGAAAAATCTGCCTCGCTGCTATTGGCGGCGATCTTCCAAGCGAAGTGCGTGCGCTGCGCGTTCTCTGCGGCCTGCGCTGGTGACGACAGAAACGCCCACCCGGACGGCAACGCGCTGAAAGCCGTGGCCCCGCCGTCCTGATAGATCGCGGCCAGCAGAAGATCGTTCTGCTGGTGCCCCGCAGGGATGGGCTGAGTGTAGGTCGCAGCCGCAGCCGACGACGCACTCTCAGCGGCGACTAGAAAGGCCATTGGCTACCTCAGACCACCGTGGCCTCACCGACCTCGCCGGTCTGCTGGATCAGCCCCGCCACCGCAGCCTCGATGGCCCCGAGGGCTTGCGCCAGCACCATGTCGCCCTGCATGGCACGACTCATAGCCTCTGTGAAGGCGTCCTCGATCTGCAGCACCTTCTGCTGCGGCTGGAAGTGCTTGCGCCCCTCTGCGTCGCGCCCGAACAGCTTGTAGACGATGCGAACCTGCGCCTTGGCGGCGTCTTCCTCGGTGATGATGATGCGAAGCTCGCTGACGTGAACCTCGTTGATGGCGACCGCAGGCTTCGTCTCGTACTGACTGATCTGAATGGGCATGACTTACCTCAACGTCGGTGGGAACTGGTAGCGCTTGCGCTCTTCGTCGTATGCGCTCTTGCAGTGGTTCCGCTGCCAGAAGAACAGCTTGTCGATGGCGGCGTGGATCACCTTCGCTCGCGGCATCCCCGCCTGAGACAGCCGGTACACGCGGCTCGATGTGGACTCGTCCGGCCAGCCGCCCGTCAACGTGTTGAGAAGCTGCGTCAAGGCAATGAAGATGTTCCAGAAGTATTCTTTCACGCCGCCTCCTAGGCGAACGCCCTAGGCTGAACCCGCAGCGCCCCGCGCGTTGCCCCGCGCTTGGCGTCGCCGATGGCCTTGGCCATCCCGGACTCGAACTGCTTGCGGTGGTGCTCCGCCAGCGACGAGTTCGTGAACGGCTGACCTGGGGTGATCAACAGCTTCGCCAGAGCGCCACTGACGATCTCGGTGATCCATACGTCGTACAGGTCGTCCTCGACCTGGTTGCAGGTGCGTGTAGGCGCGAACGCCGCGCGAACGCCCAGGGCGCCGGTCACCGAGGTGTTAGGCACGGGCCACAAGTAGATCGCCGTGTCGCTCGGGGTGCGCTGGTAGAAGCAGTACGGTGTGCCGCTGTCCGAAGCCACCGTGGTGTCGACTCCGGCCCGCATGGCGGCGCCGTGCTTGACTTCGTCGATGGCCACAGGGGCTAGCTCGACAGCGTTGTACGTGACGCGAACCACCCGCACCAAGCGCTGCTGGGTAGGAGCCTGGATGTCGTATTCCGCCGTACCGGACACCGTCGAGTACGCGTCGACGCCCTGAATGATCTCCGTGCGCTCGCAGAACTCGATGCACGCGTCACGTACCGCCTGCTCGGCGTACATGTCCGTCACCCCCATCGCGTGGGGGACCACCCAGGGAAGGAACGAACTGAGACGCTTCACGTCAGCCCTTGACGTTCAGGTTGTTGGCCACGACGGCGCTGTCGGCAGCGGTCTTGGCGTTGACCGTGCTGGTGAACTTCTGGAGGTGGCTGGTCGCACGCTCGGTGTTGCCAGTCAAGTCCTGGTCCTTGCTGTAGGCGCGGAAGCACAGGTAGTCGATCAGCGGGGTGGCGAACACGTCGTCCACACCGATTGCATTGCCCTTGGCAGCAACGTCAGTCGGCGAGGCGCCGTACAGAACCTCCAACTGGGTCGAAACCGTGGCCGGTGGGTACGTGTAGAACACCTTCGGCATCTTCGGGTCGGTGGCGACGTGCAGGATCTCCGTCGCCGACGCCTTGGTGTGCCAGTCCGGCACGTTGGCGTCGAGCAGATCCATAGGAACTTGGCGGATCGCTCGGCCCGGTGTAGCGCCGCCTACCCCCATGTTGCGGATCACCCGCAACAGCGCGGTACCGTTGGCGGGTATGGACTGTTTAGTGCCGGCGACACATGTGACGTTGGCAAGCACCGAGAACAGGTCGGGGCGCATGATCGCAATCTCGCGCTGCCCGTCGTTCAACCAGCCCAGCAGCTCCGTCTCAGTCCACCGAACCTCGGTGGTGTCCTGGAGGATCGTCTGCGCCTTGTCGATGATCGCTTGTGCAGTGATGGTACCCAATTCGGTCTCCAGAAAAACTACGCCCGGGACGAACCCGGGCGTATTGTACGCTCTTACACGTTAGATGCTAGTGCATCAAGCGGCGGTAGCGACCATCGTGACCAGCGCGGTCGGAACGACCACCTTGTGACCGAAAATCTGCAGGCCGCGGATGTAGTCGCCGAAGTCCGTCGGGTTGCGCAGCGTCTCGACCTTCGAGATTTGCGACGCGAACGCGACGGCGCTGGTGTGGCCAGCGATGATCGCCTTACGCGCCACGCCCGTGCCAACGACTGCGACCGAGGTTTCCGTGCCGTCGCCGGAGACCCAGTTGCCGGTGGGGGCCGTGCCGGCGGCGCCGCGCGGCAGGTTGTTCGACACGTAGACCTTGAAGCGGTCGATCATGCCGATCATGCCGTTGCGCACCGGGGACTTGGCGTCACCCATCAGGTTGGCCTGGGCCAGGTTGGTCTGCATCAGCAGGACGCGGGCTGCCGGGTCGATCACGATCCAGCGGTTGCTCTCCGGCACGTTGCGCTCGTCCAACACCGAAGCCATTTCCAGGATCTTGGTCAGCACGTTGTTGGCGTTGCCGGCGGTCGCGTTCAACGCGATGGGAGTCGCGTCCGTACCCATGCCGTAGTTGCCCACGCCCGCGGCGGTGCCGCGGTTGTCCGCGTCGCCCTGCATGAACGAGCCGTAGATGCAGGTCGAGTCGATCGCAATGCGCATCTGCTCCGAAGCGTCGTCGGAGAAGGTGTTCATCAGATCCGGCTTGGCCTGGAACTCCAGCACATCGTTGACCTGGAAGCCGAAGTACTTCGCCTTGTCCAGCGCCAGCTCAACCGTGTTCGGCGTCGGCACCTGGTAAGTCAGGGTCGAGCCAGCCGAGTAGTTGCTGATCGTGATGTTCGGGATGTTGTTGATCACGACCTTGTCGCCAAGGTTCGAGACGTCGCCTTCCCAGTCGCGGTTGCAGATGTCGGCGAACGTCGAAGCCGTGTAGAACTTCGCGTTCAGCTTGGCCGACCACAGGGTCGGGATGAAGGTACCCGAGTACGACGGGTTGGTGGCGAATGAGCCAGTTACCGCGGTAACTGCTGCGGGGGTAATTCCAGCCATCTCTGCTCTCCTTTAGGGGCCACCAACCGCCGTGCTCTACACGATGCGGCCTTCCATAGCGGCCCGATCAATTTCAGCCTGTAGGCGATCCGCTTCCGCTTCACGCCCGCGATAACGTCCTTTGGCCAGGTCGTCGTAGAACTGCTTCACCAGCTTCGTCGAAACCATTCGCTTCACTGGCTCGGCCTGCGGGACCGGTGCCGGCTGCCCCGATCCGCTCGGCGTCTGCTGGGATTCCAGCTTCGGCTTCGCAGGCGTGGCCGCCTTGAACTGGTTGAAGATCGCAATGACCCGCTTGGCGTCCATCCGCTGATGTGCGGATTCGAGTGCGGCTTGCCGTGGGGCACCGTAGACCTCGTCCACTTCGCCCAGCCACGCCAGCCAGCGCTCGTCCACGTTGATCTGGCGCCACTCGGGCACTGCCTGATCCAACGCGCCGTAGAACGCTTGCTCCAAGGTCATCTCGGTCTTCTGGCTCACTCCGCCGATCTGACCTTCCAGCGACTTCAGCCGCTTGTCCAGATCAGCAGCAACGGCAGCTACGTCGCTGCGCATCGCTTCCAGTGCACGGGTCGTATACCGCTGCACCATCTCCACCATGTCCTCGCCGAACTGCGCCGCATCTCGCGGGTCCGCCTGGGGGGCCGGAGTCTGTACCGGCGCTGCGGGTTTCGATGCCGCTGCGACCAGAACCTGAACCTGCTGCGAAAGCTGGCTCAGTTGACTTTCCAGCGCCTTGTTCTGCGCCCTCTCCGCATTCCACATGCCCTGGAGCGTGCGGAACTTGTGGTCAAGCGAGTCCTGGGACTGTGGGGCTGGTGCGGGTGCCGGAGTCGGCTCGGGTGCTACAGCGGGGGTTGGGGCCGGCTGCTCCAGTTGGCGAACGTCAGTGACGAGGTTCGGGTCCTGGGTGACAGCTTCCGCAGCAATTGCCTGCTGAGTCGCCTCGGCCGCGTCGAGCTGACGCTGCACATTCTTCGGAACAGCCATAGTCTTATCTCCTCACGCTGCCACTGTGGACTAGCGTTGGTAAGTACCTACTGACAACTCTAACACGTTAGATGACCGTTGTCAACGGGTGGATTGGGCTGCGGTCAACAGCTTCAGTAAATGTTCGATGAACAGCGCACGACCCTGTGCCCGGTATATGGCTACGGTGTCCACGCCATGTGTCAGCAGGCGAAGGGCCTCGGCTTGTTCCTTTTCTAGCCAGGGGCGAAGGACGTTGGCAGGGATGCGCTGGAATACGTCAGTATCTTTCACTTACCGCATTCAGAAACGGCTAGAAGCGTCAGCAGCACGCCCACGGCGAGCCCGACCCAGAACATGACCGGGCCGGACAGCGCCGTAGAAACGTACTCCACGAACTACGCCTTCGGCTTCACCACCGAGGCAACCGCGCCCATCATCGCCCCGGTGATTTCATCGGCGTCCTTGGCCGAGATGCCGGTGTAGGACAACGTGACTTCGGAGGTGCCGCCGCCACCGTGATCGGCCATCAGCGACAGGCGAAGTTCGCACTCGCCGCCCGGGCGGTCTCCATCGCGGCCTTCAGCCATTTCTGCCACTCGGATCGAGCCCCACGACTGAAGCATGGACAGAACGCCGGCACATGCGGACTGAAGCGCCACGAAGGTGGCATACCCGAGAGCCGGGAAGTTCTGTGTCGTTGCGCTGCCATCGCGTACAACGATGACGGTGGCGTTGACGGTCTTGTCGGTTGCCATAGGCTTGTTCCCTTTCGGTGAAGGAGCGGGCGCGGCGGCAGCAGCCGCCTTCGCATCAAGTAGCTGCTGCGGTCGCATGGCGTCAGACGCCCAGCGCGCCCTTGCCCGTCAAAGGGAAGGACGGCACCGTCTCCGGGTAGTCCTGCGGAAGCTGCGTGGCGATGTGCTCCTGGAAGAACGCGCGGTAGTCGCCGAAGTAGTTCGCCAGGCGCTTCGCATCCGGGCCGTGGATGCCCGACGACCAGCGGCTGGTTTCGCTGTTGGCGATTTCGTAGCGCCACGTGTCCACCATCTGCGCGAGGTGCAGCACGGCGAGGTTGTCCATCATCGGAACGACGGTGGGCTCGGGGAGCTTGATTTCCATGTCGTAGGTCTTCGGGTAGTCCTGCTGCGGACGGCGCGAGCAGTGGGCCACGAACGACTCCAACTCATCGAGATACGCATTCGCGCGCTCGAAGTCGGCTTCACGGACGACGGACACGCCGTGCGACTGCGAGCCGATCAGTTCCTTGACGATCTTGTCCATGCGCAGGACGATGCCGAGCGCGTCGATGTTGCGGGTGCTGTTCTGAGCGATTTCGGTTGCCATCATGGCTCCTTCAAATTGCGCCTTGCGGCGGATTGCTACCTGGTCTGGGCGACGCCCTTGACCTTTTCCACGGTGCGCGCTGCTCCGATGCCCAGGATGGCCCCGAGCAGCACGATTAGCGCATCGACATCAAGCAGGGGCGGAGGCCGCATGTCACCCGGCACCCAGCCCCACGCCTGAAACATGGCCCAGCCCCAGATCATCAGGGGGTAGAGCACGAATTGGTAAAGCAGGCCGAGCACGCCGACCCAGCCCACCGCCGGGCGCCAGCCGGCGACGAACACCGAGGAGTGCTTGGCCTCCTCGACGTTGACGGCCATCTGGCCTTGCAGCAGGCCGGCGCTGATCTTGGCCTCCTCGATGCCGAGCTTCTGCGCCTCGAGCGCGGCCTGCAGACGCTCCTCGTCGGAGGTGTGGACGCTGTCAATGATGCCGGCGATTGTCTCGGCGATGCTGCCGATGGCCGGGGCCAGGATGGCGGCGGGGATCATGGCGACTCCTTCAGCACGCGGCTCACCCAGCCCAACAGGAACTTGGCCTGCGACCTGTCGCGGCGCACGATCTCGGCATAGCGCGCCATCTTGGCGATGCTGAAGCGCGCCAGGAACAGCGCCGGGTTGAATGCGTTCAGCGCCGACAGAGTACGAGGCCCGAAGTCACCATCCGGCGTGGTGCCAACAACCACCTGGACAAGTCGCGTCGCCACCTTCACGCCCATATTCACGGCGCAGGAATAGACCGAGGTGGCGATGTCCTGGTCGGCAATTTCGTCGCCCTTGACGGCGTCCCAGAAATACTTCCGATAGAACTCGCGCACCAGCGGCGTCGGGGGCGTCTCGTCATGGTCGATGTGCTGCCAACCCGGCCACGCAGGCCAGTGCTTGCGCGCGATGCCGGCGTAGGTCTGCCCGCCCCTGTCATCCTTAACATCGTGCAGCGTGTACCCGCCCTCCAGGACGATCACGCGCTCGTAGGCCGGCAGGAAGTTCGCCATGTCAGACAAACCAGAGCACAGCCCCGCCTGCTGCGGTTGCGATGGCGTCGGGGAGCGACACGGTGTGCGGGGCCGGCAGGCCAGCCTTGACGGCCCGCTTGTTCAGCAGCCAGTCGAGCCCTTCCTTCGCCGCACCAACCACGGCAGCGGCCAGGAAGCCGATGACCACGGCGTAGCCGGCAAAGCCGGCCTTGATCGCCGCGTTGTAGGACACCACACCCACGGCCAGGCCGTAGATGAAGTGCAGCGCCTTGTCGTGCGGGATGATCGGCAGGTTCATGTTAGTCCTCGTGTTCGCCCTTGGCGGGCCGTGGCGTCGACTTGCGTCGCTCTAACACCTGTTGGCCAAGTGATTCTAACAGCCTTTCAACTGTTTCATCCTGCCGCTTCTTGTACACGTCGTTAGACACTGGCTCGTACCCGCGGACGGGAAGCGGGCCGTAGGGCTTCACCTCTTCGCCCCGTCGCGGATCAGCAAGTCCAGCTGCTGCCGGATGTAGGCCATGTCGGCGCGGATGAGCGCCACTCCGTCGGCCAAGAGCTTGTCCTGCAGGCTGTCGCGCTGGGACTGAGACACGTTGGCCGCCTTCAGGATCTCGACGTCCTTCTTGATGTCGGCGATGAACCACATGCCCGCCAGACCGTATCCCAGCAAGACGACGATGAACGCAACCGGTACCTTTTTGTCTAGGTGCCAGTGATCCTCACGGTCATCCCGGTGGGCTTCCTGCTCCACGTCAGCACTTCCTGCCGGCTTTCTTGCCGTGACGCTCCATGCCCTTCTTGGCCTCGTAGCGCTGCAAGCCCTTCGACTCGCCCTTCTCGTGGGCCTTGGACTCTTTGCCTTCGCGGTACTTGGCGAATGGGTTGGGCTTCTTGGTTGCCATCACGCGGCTCCTTGCTGGAAACGGTTGCCCTTACGGACGTTCTCCACCGCCGGGATAACCTGTAAGTTGTTCCAGACGTGGAGCCCACACACCGTGTCGCCGCGAAGCGGGACAATGTGATCTACATGCCAGTCGATGCCGGTTGCCTGACGCCTACGCACCGCCAAGTCGGCGGCCTCCAGCATGACCATCTCGTCTAACTCGTTATCCCACCGGGGGCGTCGTTGCAGTTCCGCCGCTCTGCGGCTTGAAGACTTGGCGATGAACGGTGCGGGGTTGAACGCGTACCGATCTCTGTCGTAGTTTGGGTTCGCGGCTTTCCATTCCGCCTGCTTCGCCCGTATTGAACCTACGTTTTCCTGGTAGTACGCCCGTTGTTCTGCGCGAACCTCGTCGCGTTTTTCGGAGTAGCGTCTACGCATCAGTTCGAGCTGCGCGTCGCGGTTGGTCTGGTACCACGCTTTCTGCTTCTCGCGCAGGCGCTCCTTGTTCCTAGCAACGTACTCAGCCTGCTTCTGCTTACGGACGGAGGGATGGTACGGCACGGTGACCTACTTGGCGCGGGGGCTAAAATTGTCCGTGACAGGCTCGCCGTTCTGCAACTGCTCTTTGCTGCCTGTGGGGCTTGCTGGGGTGCCTTGTTGCAATGCCTGCTGTTGCATGGCCTGCGCCCCGCGCATCGCCAAAACACCGGCCGGCGGTACCACCTTATCCGCGTTTACGTCAAGACGCCTAGCAGCGTGGCGCAACAGCTCCGCCCGGCCATCTAGCCCGACGATCTGCATATCGACTGGGTTAGTCGTAGCCGCCAAGAACTCGTTCAGCCGGACCTGGGCAGATTCCTTTGCAATCAGTGACGTGGCCCCTCTGGCGACTATCTTAACGTCCCCTTTCAGCGCTGGATCGTCACTATAACGCATGTTATAGTAATATAATCTCTCCAGCAGTGGGGTGATGACGTAAACGTCGATCGAGCCGACTACCTGCTTGATCGCCTTGCTCGCGTTGCCCACCATCAACGCGATGCCGCTGGCAGTGCGCCCTGCGCCGCCCTCGCCGCCATTGAACCCGGCCATGTAGCGCGGCACCCCGACATACTCGTCAGCCAGCAGGCTGAACCGCTCGAACACGGCCATCAGCTCGTTGGCGTTGCTCCCGGGCTGGAAGAACTCGATGGGCTTGGCCGTCGACCCCATCGGGTCGGTCTCGAACTGCCAGATCTTCCACGGGTACATCTCGGTGATCTCCTCGCCCGCCGGGATGCGGTTGGAGATCACGGCCACCTGGGGCCCGGAGCTGATGCCCATGTTCGCCGCCAGCGAGCGAGCCGAGGCGTTGCACATGTCCTGGCAGTCGCGGCACAGGTCGTAGGGGCTGTTGCCCCACACCGAGCCGGGGACGATCTGGTAACTGGTCGAGTAGTACGGCCGGCGACCCAGCGGGTCGGCGTTGAGCACCGCCTTGATGACGTGCGTGCCGACCATCCAGGCTTCGACCTGGTACTCCTTCTGGGCGTCGGGCACCTGGGAGGCGTCCATGCCCCAGTCGAGCAGCATCTGGCCGCTGGCCGAGCCCCAGTACTGCAGCGTGTCGTACAGCCCGGACTCCAGGATGTCTGACTGGTCCTTCCCCTCCGCGGCAGCAACCTGGGAGTCGATCGACTGCCACTCGCGGTGCCCGCTGGGGTAATCCGTCAGGACCTGGCGTATCGCCGCCTCGCTGAACCCCTCGACGCCGATCAGCTCGTTGAGCTGGCCCCGGCTCAGGCGCCAGCGGCGGATCAGGTCGTCCTTCTGGATGTTCTTCGCCCAGGGCGCCGGGTACATGTCGAACGGGTCTACCCGCTCCCACTCCAGCACCAGGTCGTCCGTGACAACCAGCTCGCCGTCCGGGGACCAGGACATCACGGGCTTGCGCCGCACGAACGGCCCGCCCAGGAACGCCGACTTGAACGTCCCGATGTCCGTGACCAGCGAATCCAGCGCCTGGAGTATCCCGCCCTCGACGAGCTGGTCCTCCATCTTCGTCTCCATGCGCTCGGCGTGCTTCTTCGCCTGCTCCATGAGCAGCGGCTGCAGCTCGTCGCGCATCTCGCGCAACCTCGCCTGCGCGGCCTGCATCGTGGGCATGAACCCGCCCATCATGGCCTGCTGGATCTCCCCAGCCAGCTGCTGGGTGACGGCCGCCACGAGCTGCGGGGGCAGCTCAGGCTCCGGCGTTGGGGCCAGGGTCCAGGGCTTGTCCGACCCCGTGCCGAGCAGCACGTCGCGCAGCAGGGCTTCGACCTGGCGCATCTTGGACGACGCGACCATCATGTAGATGGCCGGCTGCTTGGCGTCCCGTATCTGCTGCAGTTTCGCCGCGGTGTACTCGCCACGCCGCGCCAGCATGGCCTCGACCATCTCGGTCTCGACGGTGGTGCGCGCCTGGGACGCCTTGGTCCAGAACCCCTTCACGTGCCCGGCCAGCCCGGTGATCACGGGCTGCGCCTGCTCCTCGCGGTACTGGCTGGCGAACGCCTCCTGGCGCTCCATCTGCAGCACGGCGGCCTGGTTACGCGCGGTGAGCAGCCCGCCCAGGTTCACGGTCTGGGGCAGCAGCGATCCTGCTGGGGCAGCAACGGGGGCACCTGCCGCGACGGGCATGGGTCCAGGCATAGGCAACCCCAGTGTCTGCATGGGGCTAGTCTAACACGTTAGGGGGTCAGGTGGTAACCGGGCACGAAACACGCACGAACTGCCCTGCCAGGACCTCCGAGGTCTGGTACTTGTACGCCTCCGCCGGCCTGACCCGCAGATACAGCTCGCCCTCCTCGCCGCTGGACGAACTGACGTCGAACTTCAACTCGACGTGCAAGCCGGCATCGAACGGCTCGCTGACACTGCGCAGCTTGATCGTGAAGATGTCAGACGTAAGCATACGCCACCGGCTTGACCGTGCGCGCCTTGGTCTGGAACGCCGTGTGGGTCTGGCTGACCTGGGCGTTGTAGTGCCCCGCGGCGTACTCCGCCGCCTCGGCGATGTGGCTGTGGTGGGTCTTGTCCCTGGTGGTGGTCTGCTGCCCGTTGGCCATCTTCTTGTACCGGTACCCCCACTCCATCGCGGCAATCAGGTGCTGGCACCCCGGGTCGAACCGTAGCCCCGGCCCGCCGTCGTAGGCGCGGTTGAGCAGGCCCTCCAGGGCCAGCTGGCGCTTGTCCGGGTCGTTCGTCGAGGCGCGCACCACCTTGAACCCCCGGGCCTGCACCGCCTGGGCGATCGTGGCCTCGTTGACCTGGCTGCGCTGGAAACACGCCGGGTCCAGGACGAACAGGAACCCGTCCTTGCGTATCGGGTACTTCGCCGTCAGGTGCGGCACCAGCAGCCTGTCCAGGAACGTCTCCACGCCCATCGTCTGGTCCTCGGAGACGTAGCACTCCGACAGCACGTTGACGATCCCCCGGGCGTCCTGCTGCATGATCGCTGCCGCGGCCTGCAACCCGTTGTCCATGCCCACGATGATCGGATGCGCCGTGCCCGGCACCGCCCGCAGTTCCGTCTTGCTGACGTGGAACGACTTCTTGAACGTCGAGCGGTACACAGCCTGCCCGGCGTTACCCATGCCGAACTTGTTCCGCAGGTACACGTCCACCCAGTCCTCGTTGTTCGCGGACATCAGGTTCGGGTAATAGTCCTCGCCGAGGTACATCAGGTTATCCGCCTCGGGGTTCACCGTCAGGTCTTCCAGGACGGCCGCGGGCTGCTCGAACACCTGCATGTTCGACGGGGGCGAGACGATCAGCTTGTGCCAGTACGAATTCAGCGCCGGGGCGTTCGTCGAGCAGATCACGCCGGGGTACTTCACCCCGCCAGCCACGCGGCTGGGGAACCGGTCCACGCGGCCCAGCAGGCCCTTGAACACCTCCTCGTCGATCTCGCGGGCCTCCTCCACCCAGGCAGCGGACAGCTGCAGGGACAGCAGTCGCCGGACGTCGTCCGGGGTATCCGCGGCCAGCAGGATCAGCTCCGTGTGCATGCGGGTGCCGTCCGGCAGAAGTAGCTGTATTTCGAATGTATTGTCGGTCAGACGCCACTGGCCGAGGGCGGCCCCGTCGGACTCCATCGGCATGGTGACCAGCCACTCGTCGATCATCGGCTTGACCGTCGATTTCAGCTGCGCGGCGGTGTTCCGCATGATCCCGAACTTGGTGCGCCGCAGCCCGTTGAACGGGGTCTGGTCATACGCCCTGGCCAGCAGGTCCATCAGGCACACGGTGGATTTCCCGCTGCCCACGGGGCCCCAGATCAGCTTGATGAAGCTGCGGTCCTTGATGAACTCGACACCGGTCTGGGAGGGGATGTACTTCATCAGTCGTCGACCGCGTCGAGCAGCGAGTATTCCTCGTCGTCCAGGACGGCGAACTTGTACGCGGGGGACTGGACCGGCTCGGGGGCCGGCAGCGGTGGGGGCGGCACTTCCTCCACGGTGGGCAGCTGGGGCCGTGTCTGCATGACGCTCCCGTCCAGGACGATCTGGAAATTGGCCACCTGGTAGGGCGTGGCCACCGCCTTGGGCTCGGCACTCCAGCCGACCTTGTGGAGGGTTTCCAGGATCTTGCGCCGAAGGTCGGCATCCGTCGTGGTCATCGCGTCGATCGCCAGCTGCTCGATCAGCTCCGGCGAGGCTTTCGCGGCCAGGGCGGCACTGTGCAGGTTGTCCTGCTTGATCTGGGCCAGGGTTTCGGCGTGAGCGTTCGCTGACATGTTAGTGCGAAGTGTATCAAAGGTAGCGGGACGGCAGGGGTTGGGGGGGGGACTGAGCGTAGGCGGAGCTTTACATGGTGGTGCTAAGTAGTTCAAAAATGGGCTGGGATGTCTGAGCGGGTCCTAGGCGGGGGGTACCCCCTCGCGTGCCCGCGGCCCCACCCGGTACCCCCTCCCCCGCCGCCCCCTGCCTGACGCGGCCCCCTAGGTGTAGTACCGCTCTTTAACAAGTTAGTCGATGCCTCGTGCCTTCGCGCCGCTCGCCCTCGTGGCCCCGCGACGCTCGCATGAACCGCTCAGACTGACTTGGAGCCCGCTCTTTCACAATTTGACTTCGGGATCGGTGTTGACTTGCGGCGCAAGCTAGGCCGTCCACTATTGCCCGACCCTTCGCAATAGGGGTGAGATATTGCGCCAACGTGTGCGAAGTGTTCGCGGCGCGTCGGCATCCCTTGAATCATGCGCAGCACGCGAAGGGCTAACCCGAGAAAAACATGGGCCGGGTTTAGTGAATAGCATCTCCCTGCATGGCATAGATCCGCATGGTTTGGGGTGGAAGTCCGACGTTATCCGTAGTCGCGGCAATGTAGCGCACGGCCTACGCTAACCCGTAGGCAAGCCCCTAGGGGGCTATCCACTGTGCCCATTCCGGGTGCAGTGTCCTAACCCCTACTGGAGTTCACCATGACCAAGATCGAAACCGCCATTGCCATCTTTTCCAACGCCGACACGGGTGCCGTCGCCTACTTCGACAAGAAGGGCAACGGGCATACCATGACCGCTGAGGGCGCGCTGTTCAAGGGCGGCGCTGCGCTCGCTGCGCTGAAGGATGCCGCGCTCGAAGCTGCGCTGCTCAAGGCCGCCAATGGCCGTTATCGTCCCGCGTCGGACATCCTGTGCGCCGCGTTTCCCGCGATCGGCAAGGCCGCCGAGAAGTTGATCGGCACTCCCTGGGCGAACAAGTCCACGATGGGCACGCTCATCAACGCGGTTCTGCGCGCCGAGTACAAGGAGCGCACCAGTGCCGGCAAGCTGACCAAGCAAGCCGAAGCCCGCATGCTGTGCAACGCGTTGCAGCAGCTGCCCGCCTTCAAGCCCGAGGTGGCCGAGGGTGACGTGGTGGAAAACGGCGCCGAGCAGCCCGCGACGGCCGAGTAAGCCCCAGTGCGGCCCCGACGGGGCCGCATTGCCTAGCCTGTGTTAGCGGGTTAGGCAATGCGCAATGGTGCGCAGACAACGGAGTTAGCATGAACACTGCATTTCACCGCGGGCACCTCTACGTGCCACAGACCATCTTCGGCGTGGAGCCGCAGGCCCAATGCGTGCCGTGGACGTATATCGGCCCCGTCGGCAACGCGTGGAGCGTGCTGCGCGAAAGCGAGATGCGCCAGGACTGGCAGGACGCCATGTGGGAAGTGTGCGGCGGCGACATGGCGGGCTACGGCACGGTGTGCAGCGACGCGCTGACCTGCGCAGAACTGGGGGCCTGACATGTCCCGCACTTTCAGACTTCCCGCAGGCTCGATGCCGCGCGGCGACGGCCTTTGCATCATGAGCGATGCCGAGTATCACGGCAAGGTCGATAACTCGCCGCCGATCGGCGCGGCCTATGCGGCACTCGGCAGAATCGGCAACCCTACGCTGGCTGCGTGCCAGTACGCGCGGGTGTACGGCATCGGGTCGCGGATCGGCGGGGTTCCTCGCGGCGAAGCGCCTGCGGATGGCGGCGCGTGGAGGAAGCGCAAGTAGCGGCAGGCGCGCAAGCGCCTTGCGTCAGCACTCATTTTCGGCACGTGCGTGCGGGTTGCGACACTCGTGCGGCTGTTTGCTACTATGTATGATAGGAATACATAGGTACACGTGTTCATAAATTCGCATCGAACCACACTTCTGCTGCAAATGTGTACAGCAGCAAGTCGATTTCTATTTCTACTTACGAACATTTTATCAGGAACCAAGGATCCAATCGAAAAAAAATCAATACCCTATTACCACCGTTTTTAGCATGTACTAATTAAGAGCATAAGGTACATGATAATTTCTGTGGGGGCAGGGTATTGATTTTTTTCCTGCTGTTCCTGGCGTCCCGCTAACTTATAAGAATGGCAGTTGATACAGCTGCTGTACAAATTCGGGGCGTTTTTTGGATCCAGATGCTAGCTTTGAAAGCTGTTCCCAACACAGTTCCTCTGTGTTCCTTGTCACTTTAGCACGCGGCAATCGCCCCTCCACTGCCGCTATTCCACGCAGTACCCCTACGCACTGCAGGGTCTTGTGCTGCTATCTTGACTAACGTGTTAGATTCCAAACACGATCACTCTGGAGCCCTAGATGCCCCGTCACCGCATCACCCTACCCGTCGGCGTGTCCAAGCTGCTGCAGCGAATTGTGCGAGACTCGCCCGATTCGGTGTCTGTTAGTCAACTTATCGCCCAGCTGGTGCTCGAAGGCACCGACCTGCTGGTGCAGGACGGCGGGCTTGGCAACCGCATACCACCCCCGGTGCAACTGCACCCCAACGATCCCATCGAAGCCAACCGGCCGACGATGGGAGCCACGTACCTGAACAGAATCCTCCTGGGCCGCGTCGTCGACCTGGCGTGGAACTACAAGGTGCCGGCAGACATTCCGTTCTGGCGATCCCTGGTGATCGGCGCACTGCGGGTGCGTATGGGTGGACAGGCCAAGTTCGACGAGGCGGTGCGTGCCGCCATGTCCTCGATCTCCAACGACAACATCCGCATAGTGATGGGCGACCCCGCCCCGCCGCTGTACGGGATGCCGCGAAAACCCATGCGACTGCGCAGCAACTCGCTGGCCGGCGAGACCACTATCGTGCGGCTACCCATGTCGCCCCGTGCGACGGCGATCGTGCGGGCTGCGTCCATCAAGCTGGCCTTCGGTAGCGTATCCAACGCGTGCCGCAAGCTGCTGACCGACGCACTGCCGCACCTGGCCCTGGTCAGCGCGGAGACTCCGCTGCTCGACGAAAAGCGCGGCGACGTCACCGACGGGATCTCAGTCAGCATGCCCGTCGATCTGCTCAAGCGGTACGACGCCATCGCAGCACTCATCGGGCCGCGCGCACGCAGCCGCCTGATGCGCCACGCACTCCTGACCCAGCTCAAACGCGAACTGCGGGGAGGTAACGACCTGCAGCTGGCCACCCAGTCCCAGCCCACCAACGCATGACCCCCCACCCCCACAAGCGACGCACGTACTCCGTGCTGTCGATCGCCCGCCGGCACCCCCGGCTGTTCCTCGCCCTCGTCACCCACAGGAAACCCAAGCCATGACACCGAACTGGAGAGCCCTGCTGTTCATCGCCGCCACTGCCGCATGCTGGACGTGGTTTTTCCTGGCCGCACTGGATGTCGCCACGATGGCGCGTTGACACCCTCGCACTAACACGTTAGATTTCACCCCACCGAAGGAGCCACATGAATCGCCCGCCGCCCACACTGCTGGTGCCGCGTCTGCGTACCAAGCCCCGCACGCCCATCAAGCCCGTCGTGCGGTTCACCCCGGCCAAGCACCGCCGGCCCAAGCACATCCACCGGGAGTACCTGTGAACGAAGACAACTACCCTCCACCCAGCATGCAGGAGCTGTTCACCGACGACATGCACGCCCTCGTGCGGGCCGCGCACCGGTACATCAGCGCGCAGCGCAGCCTGAAACGCCTGGGCACGACGAGCGAGCAGATGAACGTCGAGCGCGCGTTCGAGGCGTTGAGCGAAGCCGCGGACCAGGCCGACCCTTGGTTCGATGACGACAGCCCCAGCAGCATGTGCTGGGTGGATGACCGGGGCAGGCCGTGACCCCCGACGCGCAGCACTCATCAGACGAGCAGGAGATGGATTTCTGCGACCTGCTGGAGGCCGTGGAGGATTGGATCAGGGATAGCGACATGACCGACCTGTGCACCCCGCAGCACATGGTGAACGTGGGGCTGCTGCTCATGACCGTGGGTATGCGGCTGTCCATGCTGCAGGAGTTCGGCTTGGCCAGTACCAAGCACTAACGAGTTAGATGGAACGCCGAGCATACGGCGCGACACCGAGGGCCGGGCTTGAGTGCCCGGCATACATCGACCCGCACGGCAGAGCAGGTGGCTCGCGTGCGCCTACACCGAAGGAAACCTATGCAAACCCACCTCCCCTTGACGTACGAAGCACTGAAGGCGCTGTGCGAACAGCCCCCCGTGCCGACCATCGACCCGCAGACCGGCCTGCGTGTCGTCATCAACCGCCACGGTTTCACCACGGCATGGCTGGAAGTCTACGGCAGGCATGGGTACATGCAGGTCACGGTCGTTCTTAGCGATCCGACGGAATGGTCTAACTCGGTTTGCCACCAGAGTTGGTCGACCAGCGAACGCCCGCAGTTGGACGCCTACGGCGTCGACCTGCCGAAGGAATACTGGCCCGACGACCTGAAGCAGACTTACCTGCGCATGCTGCTGTTGGAGCGGAACAGCGCCACCGCCTCGCGCACCGCGAGAGAAGTGGCTCATCGGTTCCCGAGGTCGCGTTACATGGGCAGGGTGGATACGTTCATGGCGGCGCGCGTGCGGCGTGCCCGGCTGACGGACCTGATGCGCGAGGCCATGCGCGACGACGACACCGAGTCGCGCGAGTTGGGCGATTCGATCCGGGACGCACTGGATAACCTGGCCACGTACAGCAGCGGAACGGCAGAGCGCGTGGCGCTCGCGCTGGAAGCCAGGGGATGGGACGATTACATCCCCGTCGAGGCCGACTGCGGGCACGTGGAGCTGCGCTGCGACATGCAGACCATCGGAGGGTTCGGGGGTCTGGACGAGCAGACTGTCTGTCAGGGGTGTTGGGACGACGAGGTGGTGTGTGTCGAGCCGCACGGCGGATACGCCCGGCGAGACGACGTGTTCTACTGGGAGAGCGACGACTGCTACCACCTGAGCGAGGAGCCGGACTTCGACGAGGACGAGGACGACGGGCGGTTGTCCTACGGCACCGATGCGCTGGATCACCTGTCCATCGACAGGTCGTTCGAGACCCGCGTCGATGGTGACTTCCACATGGGCATCGAGCTGGAGGTCGAGACGAAGTACCGCGACGGGGTCCGCGACGCCATCGAGGACATGCGGGATCACTTCAGGTCGTCGTACGCCATATACAAGTCGGACGGGTCGCTCAGCGCGAGTGGCATCGAGATCGTCACCCAGCCCACCAGCCTCGGCAGGCACGTCGAGAAGTTCTCCACCTGGACCCCTGCGCCCTCCCTGCGGGCGTGGGACACCGGGCGGTGCGGGATGCACGTCCACATCGACAGCCGGGCGTTCTCAGCACTCACGCTGGGGAAATTCATCACGTTCTTCAACGACACGAAGAACGCCACGTTCATCCGTCAGATCGCAGGACGTCACCCGGCGCAGGATCACCAGGCACAGACGTACGCCGGGTTCGACGTGGACTCATCTACGATAAGTTCCCCGGCCAAGGTGCTCAAGGGGAAATCGTCCAGCCGGTATGTGATGGTGAACACGTCGAACCTTCGCCAGTCGGAGGTCGACCGACTGGGCCTGGACCCTGACGCTGGGGGTGGCTCGTACAACACGATCGAGGTGCGGATCTTCCGGGCGTCGCTGCGCAAGGAGCGGCTGCTGGCACAGCTGGAGTTCACGCACGCCCTGCTCATGTTCTGCCGCTCGGAGAGCTACAAGAATCTCAACGGCGGGGCGTTCCTGTCGTGGCTTCGCAGGCACTCCGGGCAGTACGCCCACCTGGCGAAGTGGTACGCCATCCACCCCAAGCACGGCACCCCGAGGAACACGGCACCACCGGTTGCCATCGAGCCCGCCGACGAAGCCGACTACGCAGTTGCCGCCTGACCCACACTGAAAGGAATCCATACCATGTGCATTATTCTCACCGGACCCAGCAACGAGATGCGCTCCACCCTGCTCGGCACCGCCGGGCTCATCGAGAGCATCTACAAGTACAACTCCGACGGCCTCGGCCTGATGTACCGCAACAAGCGCGGCATGAAGATCGTCAAGACCCTGCCGCGCAGCGTCGAGGATTTCCGCCGCGTGGTGGAGCAGATGCCCGATGACAACCGCTCGATGGCGCTGCATGCCCGACTTACCACGCACGGCGACACCGACACGACCAACTGCCACCCATACGTGGTGGTCCCCGGGCAGGTGGCGCTCATGCACAACGGCATCCTCGATACCGGCAACGACGCGGACAAGACCAAGAGCGACACCTGGCATTTTTGCAAGGACTTCCTCGAAGGCCCGGTGTCGAAGTACCCCGAGCTGATCCACGACGAGGGGTTCCGCCGCATGCTGGCCGAGTTCATCGGCAACAACCGCTTCGTCTTCATGGACAGCGATGGCGTGCTGTCGGTCATCAACGAGGACCAGGGCATCAAGCACGGCGCACTGTGGTTCGCCAACACCTATGCCTGGGACCCCGCGCTGCTCATCAAGGGGTACAAGTCCCGGTCGAGCTACTGGAGCCACGGGTCGACAGCACTCACTGCGCACACAGCGCGGCGGGATTACGAGGCCACCTGGGAGGGGTTCGACAACGACGCCTACGAGTCCTGGAAGGTCGATCGCAACCAGGGCCCGCAGTGGAACCAGGCCCGCGAGGCGGAGTTCATCGAAGCCGTGATGATGGGCGACGTCGAGGATGTGTCCGACATGCTGGACGACTTCGGTGCCGAGGCGCTGGATGCGCTGTTCAGCCGGTTCATCGTGACGGAGAACAAGTACACCGACGACCTGGTGGGCAACATGAAGGCCATCATGGATGCGTTCGTCACGCAAAGCATGCCCACGCTCAAGGGGCACTGCAAGCAACGCCCCGAGGCCGTCGCCGAGGTGCTGTGCTACTACGCCGACCTGGTGGACCTGGTGCCGCAGGAGGAGGAGCCGGAGGATCCGGACTACCTGTACCGCGAAGTGCAGGACGACACCGGCGCGTCGACCACCTGGTACAAGCGCCACTGCATCACCGTGAGCGAGGACGAGCCGGGGAGCTGGGGGTACACCATCGAGGACGTCGAGGAAGTCATCGCCTACGCCGGGGTGGGATACGGCAGCGCCGAGCTCGCCCGGCGTGATGCGATCCGCTGGATCGACCAGTATGCGACGGAGGAGGTGTGATCGGCACCGCTTACTACATACGGGCTTACAGCCACCAGCGCAACGAGACAGCCAGGGTCTGTCTAACAGCACCCGACGAGGCCCGCGCCAGGAAGGTCGTGCTGGAGGACTGGCTCGAACGGGACTATCGCATCGTGGAGTTGACCAAGCTGTTCGACACCGACGCAGAGTTTTTCCAGGAGGTAACGTGAACCTGCGCGAAGCACTCATCAACCAACATCCCAGCCTGGTGCTGCAGCGTGCGGCGGCCGACGAGATCGCCAGGCTGGATGCCAAGATCGCCCGCCTTGAGAACTGCCTGTTCGAGATGCAGAACGCCGCCATCGACCTGGCGCACCAACTCGACTCAACCACACCACTGGAGGAAACCCCATGAAACGTTTCGTCATCACCCTTGCCCTGGCGCTTGCCTCGACGGCAGCCCTGGCGTACTGCTCCACGCACACGTACTTCATCAACGGGAAGATGGTGATCTGCACGACCTGCTGCTACGGTGGAGGTAACTGCACCACGACGTGCGTATGAGTGACGGCAATGAAGGCTTTTACGCCACGTGACTGGAAAGACCCAGCCTGGGACTGCTCTGGCCTTGTGCATGAATGGAAAAACTACGTCAGCGAAGAAGTGCAAAAACTCTGGAGCACCTTCACTGACGCGCAGAAGAAAGCATTGGCCCGCCAGTCTTATGAGCGTGCTTCGTTAGAGGAGTGCGACTGAAATGAATGACGGCGCATTCTTCGCACTCTCGTCCGCAGCCATCGTCGCCGCGACGCTTGTGCTGCGGTGCATTGTCTGGTGGGTGATTAAACGGCACTGGGGGAAGAAATGAACGAAGCGTTCACATCATTCCGATGGGAGCAGGACGGCGCTGGCGGCGCGCCTGCGGCGCAGTCGTTTGGAATCATTGATCCTGACTACGCGCGGGTGTTCACCCAGGCCCGCATCATCGCGTGGAGTTACGGCTATGCCTGCTTGGCGCACGGCAGCTTCACGCGCGACCTGGACCTATTGCTGGTGCCGTGGACCGAAGCGGCGCAGGCTGACGACGTGGACTACTTCGCCCCGCGCATCGCAGACGCGGCGGGACTGAAGGTGAGCGGCCACCCGCCGAGCATCAGGCCGCACGGCCGCAAGACGTGGACGCTGATCTTTCCAGGATTCGCCGACCCACGCTGGGTGGACCTGTCGGTCTTGACGCCTAACGTTCGAGCTAACCTGGAGCCAACGCGATGACAGACAAAGCAACCGGCGCGAGCGAGCGCCACGAGAACCCGGGCGCCGTTGGCTCTCAGGTTGAGCGAGGGGTTGGGCGGCCGGTGCCAGAGCGCGCAGACGGTAGCGGGCACTACTGGGACGACCGCGACGAAGACTTCAGCGACGAGCCGCAGTGCCCTTGCTGCGGCGGCGACGGCATGGACCCGATGACCGACTACGCGCTGCCTTGCCCTGAGTGCGGCGGGGATTACCTGCCGTGACAGACCGCGAAGTAGAGCGCGCCTTGGGCTACACGCCATGCGTGTGCGCGGTGCTGGACGGCACATGGCACCCGAAGTGCTACCGAGGCAAGACCGACGAGCAGATTGCCGCCGGCTACAAGCGCGCCTTTGCGGCGGCCCGCCGACACCTGAAGAAGCAAGCTGCGTTGCAGGCCAGCCAAGCCGTGGAGCGCAGCAAGACGCCCAACTAGTGTTAGGGATCGATCCTGACGCATAACACCGCCACAGCCTGTTAGCAGACAACATGACAACACCCAAGAACGCGGCCCCACTGAAGGAGAAGCAATGACCAAAGACGACCTGCCGCCGCTGCCGCGACCACATCAACCCGATACCTACGCTACTGCAGCGAACACGGAAAGTGTGCGCAAGGGTTATGAAATGGGTGGTTATCTCAAGACACCAGCCTTTTACACCGCCGACCAGATGCGCATCGAGGAACTAGAGGACGCTGCGCCACTGTGCGACAAGCACAAGCCGAGCGGCGGCAAACGCGCGGTCTGCCTGATATGCGCGCTACAAGCCCAGTCAGCAGCGCTCTCGCAGATCAGCTACCTGTGCGGCCCGCCGAACGATATGGAGTGCAGCCCGTATGACGTTCATTGCGATGAGTCCGCTGTCGTTGAACAGGTGCGGGCACAAACCGCGCGCATTGCCGAGCTTGAGCGCGCGTTGCGCGACATTGCTGAGGAGTGGGCTGGCGCTGAATGCGGCGAGCCTGTGTACGCACAAGAAGCCTATGCAATCGGGCTCGCAAAACGGATGTATGCACTAGCCGCAGACGCACTGAAGGAGAAGCAATGACCAGTGACGACCTTATCAAGCGGCTGCGCTGGTGGTCTGCAAACGAACCCGAGCGAACAGAGTGCCAAGAGGCCGCCGAAGCACTTGAGGCTCAGGCGAAGCGCATTGCCGAGCTTGAGGCCGAAGCCGTCAGGCTGAGAACGGTCATGGCGGCAGCAGCCGAGGAAATTGACAAGCACTGGGCCGCGCACTGCGACGCCGAAGGCTACGGCCCACAGAACCTAATGCGGAGGCTTGAAGAAGGCATCTCCGTAGAGTACGGATACACCGCAGGCCTGTTCACACGGCAGAAGGCGCGCATCGAGGAACTGGAGAAGGCACTGCAATCCGAGAAGGACGAGGTGTTTAGGCTCCAGTGCTCGCACTCTGCGTTGTATGCGCGCGTTCAGGAGCTTGAGGCGGACGCGCGGCGCTATCGGTGGCTACGCGACAACATCAAAGAACGACCAATGAATCAACGCGCATACGCCAGCGAAATCGTGCCCGACACACGTTTGCGGTATGACTTGCCGGTGTTGGTGTCATGGGCTGATTACTGCGGGCAGATCACGCTAGACGATGCCGTAGACAAAGCCCGCGCCGCACTGAAGGAGAAGCAACCATGAAATGGCTAGAGCGATTCAAGCCGCACAAGGGTGATGTCTACCGTCCAGGTCAGGTGCTTCCAGAGCCAGGGTACGAAACCGCAACCGGGCGCAAGCTGTACACGGTGCAGCAGATTCGTGCCGCCTATGCGCAAGGGCAGCGGGACTCCGTTGATCTTCTGCGCAGGGCAAGGAACCTGCTGTCTCAGCCGCCCGGGTGGGTCGATACACCATCGAACTCAGAGAGTCGCTACACGCTGTCTGTGGAAATCAGCGAGCACCTGAACGGACTTGAACTGAGCGAGGCGTGGACTGAAAACCAAAAGAGACTTTCCGCGCTGAAGGGGAAGCAATGAGCGACAACCAAAGCGATAACTGGGACACATGGTTCCCAAAGAAGGAAGCAATGACCAACGACGACCTGCCGCCTCTGCCTGATCCCTTTGGATACCTTAGCCCAACAGGCATGCACCCTGATTTTCGATTCACTCAAGGCGACATGCCAGTGTTCACCGCCGATCAGATGCGCAACTATGCCCGCGCAGCACTAGCAGTGCGGGGTGGGCCGGTGGCGTGGATCGCCCCAGACGAATCGCTGCGCATTGATGAAGGGCAAGGCGAGCCACCGTTTGACGACTGGCGCCCGCTATACACCGCCCCACAAGCACCGAATCCAACACCGACATCCGGCGCGTCCATGCTGCTCGCAGCGCAGAGAAGGATCGAAGAGGATTTCAATGCTTCGGCTGCAGCAGCGCTGACGCTGACCGATGAGGAGATCAACGCCATAGCCAACAGCGAACAGTGCAACCCACCAACGCGCCCAGGCTGGCCCTCGTGCTTCAGTCCACTTCTGTTTGCCCGTGCCGTACTCGCAGCAGCGCGTGGTGAACCTAAGCCACCAGCGCCATACACCGCCGAAGAACTGGAGCGGGACAACCCGTACAACGCATGGATGTGGGAGGACAGATGAAGTGGGAGATCCCCGGCAAGCGAGCGACCACGAACGCCCTGGCCATCCGCAACTTGATCGAGGCGCTGATGACCGCGCCGCACACCTACCACGAACTTATGGATGCGTCTGGACTGCACGACCGCACGATCCGCGCGTTCCTCGTCCCATTCCGAAAAGCACCACGCCTGGTGTACATCGCCGCGTGGCACCCCGACCCGAGAGGGTATCCAACCCGCCCCGCGTTCATGTGGGGTAACAGACCTGATGCAAGACGCACGCCGATGTCTAACGCCGAACGGCAGCGCCGCGTCCGACAACGCGCCAAGGTCAAGGTGACCAGCGTATTCGACTTCCGCGGGCACGTCCCGCTTCAACCCGAAAGGAACCCAGTATGAGCACCGTCATGACCGCATCCAACCAGTGGCGCACCCGTCCGTCCGATCAGCGCTTCACCAGCCTGACCGAGATGCTCGCCAAGCAGACCATCGACCGCGCCAAGTCCCGCGCCCGTGTCGTGTCCACCCGCAGCCTCGTGGCTATCCCCGTGGAGGGTGACTACGACGGCATCCAGGTCCTGGACCGCAGTGACGACCGCAAGCTCCAGGTCACGAACTGGGCCTTCGGCCAGCTGTGCCAACGTGCAGGCGCACCCGCCGGGTATCTGCGCACACTCCCCGGCCCCCTGGCGGCGGACAACGTGAACTACGGGCTGCAGATCGTGCGAGACGCCGAGGACATCGGCACCCTGGCGTACGACGGCGAGGAGTTGCGTGCGGTCACCGGCCCGCAGTACGGGCGGGTGTGGAACCAGGACATCACGTCAGCACTCATCAACCGCTTCGGCGACGGCGTCAGCGGCACCTTCCGCGTGCCCGGCGAGTTCGGCCGCCAGGTTGTTGTCGACAAGACCAACACCACGCTGTACTCCAGCGACCGGGACATGTTCGTGTTCCTGGCCGACGAGGACCACCGCATCGAGGTGCCTAACCGGCGCGGTGGCGAGCCCGGCTCGCTGGCCCGGGGCTTCTTCGTGTGGAACTCCGAGCACGGCAGCAGCACGTTCGGCCTGGCCACGTTCCTGTTCGACTACATCTGCTCCAACCGCATCGTCTGGGGTGCCGAGGACTACCAGGAGATCCGCATCCGCCACACGGCGTCGGCACCGCACCGGTTCATCGAGGAAGTCGCCCCTGCCCTGGAGCGCTACGCGAACTCGTCCACGGCCAGCATCACGCGCGCCCTGGAAGACGCACGCAGCAAGAAGATCGACCGCGTCGAGGACTTCCTGAAGAACCGCTTCACCGCCTCCCAGGCCCGCGCGATCATGACCACGCACCAGCTGGAGGAAGGGCGCCCCATCGAGACACTGTGGGATGCCGCGACGGGCATCACGGCCTTCGCCCGGGGTGTGGAGCACCAGGACGTGCGTGTCGGTTTCGAGCGCGAGGCCGGGAAGGTACTTGACCTTGCCACTGCTTAACGCTAACATGTTAGATCCAATCCCATGATCGACTTCGTCTCAACACGAGAGGGCGTAGACCCGGAAACCAAGAGCCTGGCGCGAATGATCGCCGCCTTGATAGCCGTGCACCTGCGCTCTCTGACGCGCGTCACGAGCCAGGAGGAACGGCGCATACAGCGCAATCTGAACTCCGAAGCGCGTAGCGCGCTGCAGTACTTCTTCGAGCCGGGATCACCGTTCGAGGACCACATCGAGCTGATTGGCGGCAGCCCCGCCGTGTTCCGCAGGAACCTGCTTGGATCGAACCCCCTTGCACAAGGGGGCCCATTCACCGACACGCACAGAACCACAGTGAAGCTCCGCCATGCCTGGTGGACACGATCTGAAGACCCGAAAGGAAACCACAATGGATAAAGCCTACACGTTCAGCGAAATCGCCCGCGCGTTCAACTTCGACGGCACCAGCCTGCGCAAGCTGTTCGACGCCAAGGAAGTCAAGCCGGCCCGCCAGGTGAAGGTCGGCAAGCGCAGCTTCGAGCTGTACGGGGACCACGCATATGGCGTGGCCAGGGCCGAGCGCGAACGCCGCGACGCCGTGCGGGCGGAGAGGAACCTTCCGAACCCCTCGGTCAGGCTGAAGGAAGCCAAGGCGGCCAAGGCCGCGGCAGCGGCTCTGCCGGGCCAGCTCGACGCGCTGAAGGCCCTGATCAACAAGCGCTTCGACGAGCTTGTGACGCTGCAACACGCCCTGCATGCCGACATGCAGCAGCGGATGATCCCGGTGGCCCCGATGCCCCCCATCGCCGTGCGTACCGACGGTACGGCGGCCGATCAAAACGTCGCGCAGTTCAAGGCTATGGCGATGCTGGCCGAGATGGCCGACACCGACGACTGAGACTTCCGGGCCCTTCGGGGCCCGCTTCGTGGAAGGAAACCCATGCGCTGCCCAAGCTGCAACGCGCACACCCACGTGACGTCATCGCGCACCCCGGTCTCCGGGGTCATGCGTCGCAGGCACAAGTGCGATTCATGTGGTGCCACGTTCGGCACCATCCAAACCATCATCGAAAGATACCGACGTGCGGACAGTATTCCTGGACTACGAGACCTTTTGGTCCCCGACTCACTCCCTGAGCAAGATGTCCCCGATCGAGTACGTCCTGCATCCGGACACACAGCTGATCTCGTGCGCAGTGAAAGTGGGTGGCGCACCGACTGACGTCTTCTTCGGAGAAGCCGAGATCCGCCGGCACCTGCACGCCCTGGACTGGTCGGACAGTCTGTTGGTAGCCCACAACAACTCCGAATTTGACGCCATGATCTCGGCGTGGCGCCTGGGCATCAAGCCCAAGATGTGGGGCTGCACGCTGGCAATGGCGCGGGTTCTGCACGCCAAGGACGTCGGCCTGGGCCTGGGCAAGCTGGTGGCGCACTACGAGCTGGGCGTCAAGGATCAGGCAGCACTCATCAACACCAAGGGGCGGCGGCTGGAGGAGTTCACACCCGAGGAACTGGCCGCGATGGAGAAGTACAACCGGGAGGACACCGAGCAGTGCGCGGCCCTGTTCTACAAGCTGGCCCCGCATTTCAAGGCCGAGGAACTGTGGCACCTGGACTGCAACATCCGCATGCTGGTGGAGCCCAAGTTCACCATCGACACGGGGCTGCTGGAGACGACGGCGTCGGTCGAGCGGTCCAACAAGCACCGCGCCCTGCTGGACCTGGCCAAGATGCTGCAGCCCGACGTGGAGGACTTCTGGGAGCAGGGTGAGGAAGGCATCGCCGAGTGGGTTCGCGAGCAACTGGCGTCCGCGCCGAAGTTCTCCGCCCTGCTGACGCAGCGCGGCGTCGAGGTGCCCATGAAACCCTCGCCCACCAACCCGGAGAACCGGGTGCCGGCCCTGGCCAAGACCGACGAGGAGTTCCAGGCCCTGCAGGAGCACGACGACCCGATCGTAGCCGCGGCGGCCCGCACCCGCCTGGCGGTGAAGTCCACCCTGCTGGAGACGCGCATCGAGGCGTTCCTGCAGACCCAGGCCAAGCTGAACGGGTTCCTGCCGGTGCCCCTGAAATACTGCGGTGCCGACACCACGGGACGCGACAGCGGCTGGCTGTACAACCCGCAGAACCTCCCCCGGGTGGACCCCGATCGGCCGAAGATCAGCGACGCCCTGCGCAAGAGTCTACGTGCCCCGAAGGGCTACGTGGTCGGCGTGGCCGACCAGTCCGGCATCGAGCTGCGGGTCAACCACACCCTGTGGAAGGTGCCGTCCACGATGGCGCTGTACGCGCAAGACCCGAAGGCGGACCTGTACAAGGACTTCGCCGCGTTCTACTACGACAAGGCCCCCGACGAGATCGTCAAGCCGGAGCGCCAGTTTGCCAAAGTGTGCATCGCTGAGGGGGAGTTGGTGTTGACAGATTCCGGTCCCAAACCGATAGAAACCGTTAGTGTGTTAGATTTAGTTTGGGACGGGATCGAGTGGGTTCACCACGACGGCCCGATCTTCAACGGTGTCAGGGAGGTGGTTACGTATGACGGACTCACAGCGACCCCAGACCACGAAGTCTGGGTCGAGGACGGACGGAAGGTTCTTCTGCGGGATGCAGCCTCGCAATCACTCCGGCTCGCTCGCACCGGAGCCGGTGGGGCACCGCTGGGGTTTGGCGGAGCTGGTGTCGAGGCAATGGACACGCGTCAAGGGGTATCGGTACGTCACAGTGCGGTGCACCGGGTGCGCGACAGTGCGTGCAGTGAGCTACGACAGCTTGCGATCGGGGAAGTCGCGCGCATGCCAATCTTGCAGCCAGAAGTGCGGTGCCCCGACGTGGCTGTTGAAGCGCTTGGAGGCAGCGCGACAGCGCTGCACGAACCCGAACGACATAGCGTATCCGCTGTACGGTGGCCGGGGCGTGACGTTCGAGTTCGAGTCCGTAGCGGCGGCGGCAGTATGGGTTATGCAGAACCTGGGACTGGAACGAAGCAAGGAGCTGGACCGGAAGGACAACAACAGCGGGTATTCGCCGGGCAACCTTCGGTGGGTGACGCGGGCTCAGAACATGGCCAATCGCCGGGGGTCGAATGTGAAGCGGTTCCACATGTTCCGCCAGAATTACCCGGAGGTCCGGTACGCGGACAACACGCTGCGCAATCTGCTGTCTATGGGGATGACCGACGAACAGATAGTAGCCCGCTGGGTCCGCCCCAGCGACAAGCCGAAAGGCGTGTATGGGACCTTCTCAACGCCGGACCCCGACATCGTTTCACTGTCAGTGACCGGCTAGTTTCCAACTGCCAGTTGGGCCTGGGGTTCGGCTCCGGGTGGAAGACGTTCATTCGAGTGGCGCGCACGATGGGCGGCATCACTCTGTCGAACGAGGAGTCCCAGGACGGTGTGGAGCGCTGGCGCACTCGCTACGCCGAAATCGTTGACGGCTGGAAGACCTGCGGAGCTGCCCTGCACGACGTGGTGCGCAACGTCAAGCGCGAGATCGACCCGTGGGGTTTGGTCACCACCTGTGCCGAGGGACTGCAGCTTCCCAGCGGGCGCAAGATCCGGTACCCGAACCTGCGGTTCATGGACACGGGTGAGAAGTGGGAGGACGGCCGGGCCAAGATGTCCTGGGTGTACGCCGAAGGGCGGCACAGGGCGTTCCTGACAGGCCCGAAGGTCGACGAGAACATCGTCCAAGCCCTAGCCCGCGACAGCGTGTTCGAGTGTGCCTTGCGGTTCTTCAAGTCCACTGGGCTGCGTCCGGTCATGCGGCTGCACGACGAACTGGTCTACATGTTCCCGCAGTCAGAGGCCGAGCCCCTGCTGGCTGAACTGCAGCGCATCATGCGCACCCCGCCGTCGTGGTGGCCTCAGATCGTCCTCTGGTCAGAAGGTTCGTTCGCCGGCTGCTACGGCGACGCGAAATAAGGTAATATGTAGATCCACACCAACTAACACCGAAGGAAACCGCGAGAAGCATACCATGAAAGGATCAGCCATGCCTGACGGCGTGTTAGAAAGTAAGCCGACCCTGTCAGAGACCTTAGACGCCAGAGGGAAGCGGTACGGGCCGTTCGCTGGTCACGCACGTGTGACGCAGACACTTAAGATCGCGCTGCAGGGGGCGCTGGCGGAGCGACAGAAGACCCTGGCCGACGACCAGATGGAAGCGCTGGAGATGATCTTCCATAAGATCGGGCGCATTGTGAACGGCGACCCGGACTACGATGACTCCTGGGTCGATATTGCTGGGTACGCCCAGCTCGTCGCGGACCGCCTTCAAGGTAAGCCGAGATGACCGCCTGGTCTTACAGCTACCTCGGGGCGTACGAGACGTGCCCGAGGCGCTTTTATCTGACAAAGATCCTCAAGACCGTTGTCGAGCCGCAGACCGAGGCGACCATCAGCGGCAACCAGGTGCACAAGGCCATCGAGCAGCACATCAAGGGCGAGCAGTGGCTGCCCGAGAAGTACAAGCGCTACATCCCGATCGTGGAGGCCGTGAAGGCATCACCCGGCATCAAGCACGTGGAGCACAAGTTCGGCCTGACCAAGACCCTGCGGCCTACCGGGTTCTTCGCCAAGGACGTGTGGGTGCGGGGGGTGTACGACTTGGCCGTCGTCAAACCCAAGAGCGTGACGATCGTCGACTGGAAAACTGGGAAGCCCAAATCTGATACGGATCAACTCGAACTGTTTGCAGCTACGGCATTCTCGGTGTTCCCACATGCCGAAACAATCAGAACAGCGTATGCGTGGCTTGGCCATGACCGACTCGATGCAGCACAATACACACGTGACGACGCCGCCCGCCTGTGGGACGGGTTCAAGTCTCGCGTGCAGCGCTTGGAGCTTGCCATCGAGGACGAGAAGTTTCCCCCGAAACCGTCAGGACTGTGCAGGGCGTGGTGCCCTGTCACGAAGACTCAGTGTGAATTTTCCGGAAGAACATGAACTGCTACGAACAACAAACGACAACCGACCTTATCGACCAGGTCTTGCAGGACAACTACGCCTCGGACAGAGAGATCGTCCTGGTGTCGCGCCTCATGGGTGCCCTGGAAGAAATCGACGTCCTCCACAAGGAAGTCGTGTCTGAAGCCCGCCGACTGGCGGCCAGTATTCATGGCGACGCCTGAAGGCGCGGTCAAGACCGCAGTCAAGAAGGCCCTCATGGCCGAGGGGCTGGTGCCTTTTTCCGACATCGTCAACGGCAAGGCCCGGGAGTACGAGGGGTTCTTCTTCATGCCCGTAGCCGGGCCGTTTGCTGTGCATGGCGTGCACGACTTCATCGGGTGCTGGAACGGGATATTCTTCTCGCTGGAGACGAAAGCCCCCAACGAACCCAGCGATGCCACACCCCACCAGGCCAAGTTCCACGAAGCTGTGGGTGTCGCAGGAGGCGTGTCCTTCGTTGGGGTGCGCGATGTTAGCGTGATAGACGAACTGAAGCGCCGCGTGTTAGACAAGGAGTCGTCGTATGCCAAAGAGTAGCAAGGCCAAGCTGGAATACCAGAAGGCATATAACGCCCGCCCCGAGAACGTGGACAAGCGCGTGCAGAACAACGCCGCGCGCCGCGAAGCCATCAAGGACGGCCGGGCGCGTGTCGGCGACGGCAAGGATGTAGACCACAAGCGGCCCCTGGACAAGGGGGGCACTAACGCGAAGGGCAACCTGCGCGTCGTCGACCGCGGTGAAAACCGCAGCTGGCGCGACGAGCACGGCGACATGTACGGGAGGAAGAAGAAGTGACCGACACGGAAAAGACCCTGGTGTCTAACCTCGGCGCACCAGTCGTCCCCCTGGCCAGCATCTGCGAGCAGTATTTCGGGCTGTCTCCGAAGGCAGCACAGGAACACGCGGCACTGAACAAGCTGCCAGTCCCCACCTTCCGCCTGCGCGAGTCGCAGAAGGCACCACTCATGGTGCACGTGCGGGACCTGGCACAGCACATCGACGACGCGCACGTCGGCGCGAAAGAACACTGGGAACACTCCCAAGTCTGAAGACGTGAGGGGCGGCACGCTCCAAAGCGATACCACCAGATGTATCGCGGCTAGGCTCCGATCTCTAACCGCCACCCCCCCGAAAATCATGGCGTGGCGGCATGGGTAAACCTTGCGGCCGGGTAACAAAGTACGGGTAATCGGAGCCATTCTGGATTCACTGACACTGAAAGGAAACCAATGACACCTGACACTAACAGGTCCACCGTCGCGCTGATGCTCGACGTGGAAACTCTCGCCACGACCCCTGACGCCCACGTGGTGCAGGTCGGCTGGTGCGTGGGCAACTGGGCCACCCGGGAGATCCTGGTGCACCCACAGACCCGCTGGATGACCGACGAGCCGCGAGGCCGCTTCGACCCGGAGACCGCCCGCTGGTGGCTGACCCAGGACCCCGCCGTGATCCGACGCGTGTTCCTGACCGACGAAGACCGTAGGACCACGGTACACAAGCTGCGCCACGAGCTGTCCCTGGCGGTCGAGCACTACGGCTGCGATGTCTGGGCCTCGCCAGCGATGTTCGACCTGCCGATCATCAACAGTCTGTTCATGCGTGCCGGCCTGTCTCGGGCGTGGAAGTACAACGCCGAGCGCGACATGATGACGCTGTACAAGCTGGTCGACCCCGAGGGCAAGCTGCAGCCGCCGGACAACGAGATGGCGCACGACGCCGGGTACGACGCACTGTGGCAGCTGCAGTACCTGTTCAACCTGATGGACAGTCTGCGCCAGAACCTGCAGGGGATGCCGGGATGAGCATGCTGCCTGCTTCTCTGAGCGCCACGGTCGTGCAGCTGCACTACGAGTCGCGTAAGCACACCGCACCAGAACCCAGTGCTATCGAACGCCGCGCCCAGTGGCTGTTCCCTGACAACGAGTACATGCAACGAGAGTGGCTGCGCGCCGTCGCAGTCGTCAGATCAACCAAGAGAGGGTGGTTGCTGGACCACCCCGCGGAGAAGAAGCGATGACCGTCAACAAGCGAGTCGGCAAGTTCACGCTGCCGGCTGGAGATGTGCAGGCGTACGAGCCGAGCGTGCTGCGCGTCATGGGTCTCTGCGCCGTCGGCCGGGCCGAGCGCATGTTCGAGGCTGACGTTGTCGAGTACACGGCCGTGTGCGAGATGTTTCGAGAGATCTCCCCCGGGGAGATTGTTCCCAGGTACCGCTGGATCGTCGGGCCTAACGACGAACTGCGCTGTGAGGAGGTGACGCAATGACCGAGATGTTCAAGTTCCTGGGGTGGACCTTCCCCCAGTGGCGCTACGCCATCGACAGGCACAACCGGTTGAACCCGGACACGCCGATGCTCAAGAAGGTGCACGAGATCCCGATGGACGTCGTCGACAACAGGCTGAAGCAGTGGGCGGACCTGCAGAACTGGTGGAAGAACAACTTCCTGCTTCCTCCCGCAGAGGGCGACATCTTGATCCGCTCCGACGACCACAAGCTGCTGCCGGACAAGCTGCGGGAGAGGATCGAGGAATGAAGGTGCGCTGGCTTGACCGTCGGCTAGGACCGCCAGGCCCATACCTGGCGCTCTGCCTGAGTCAGGCGGAGTACCGAGAGGCCGTTCAGCACCTGAAGTCGCCGGAGATACCGAGATGGGTAGGGCGAGGCGCTAACGCGACGACGCACACGTTCACACACGAGGAGAACGGGATCGTCTGCATCGTCTGCATCGAAGGACACGAGAACCACAGCCCCATCGAAGTGGCCGGGATGCTTGTCCATGAAGCCGTGCATGTATGGCAGCAGTGGTGCGACGAAATCGGGGAGACCCGACCAGGTACCGAGCAGGAGGCTTACGCCATCCAGGCCATATCGCAAGAGCTGATGGCGGAATTCACAAGGAGGATCAAGTGACCGCACTCGTGTCGAACTCAAAGCGCCGCACAGTGTGGCACTCTGGCCCGCCGCCAGCCATCGGTTGGTGGCCGGCATCCATCAACAGGAACTTCGGGCCGATTCGCTGGTGGGACGGCGTTTCGTGGAGTCTTCCTGCGTACCGCGGAGACCCCATGTGGCTCGTAGAGCAGGCGGCAGCGGCCAAGGAAGAACGCTCCTACCGAGTCTGGTGGCGCAGGCGGACTTGGGTCTCGAAGCGCAGCGAAGGGTGACAGAAAACGCGTCTCCGGTGTAGCACCGGTGTAGCGCGTAAATTTTTACCTATGGAGTCCATCCAATCCAGCATCGGGGCCGTACACAGCTTCCACGGCGACTTGGAGAGCTGTGCAACATGCGGTGGTTGGATTATGATGGGCGCACAGTCACGCTGCGTGACACGAAGCACCCTCGGACACCAAGAACCGAGACGGTGCCAGTACCGCTTGGAGCCCGCAAGATCATCGACGCCATGCCTCGGTTCGACGAGCGCATCCTGCCCTACAACTCGGAGTCCGTATCGGCATCGTTCGAGCGGGCCTGCAAGCGCCTGGGCATCGACGACCTGCGGTTTCATGACCTGCGGCACGAGGGGATCTGCCGGCCGTTCGAGGCCGGGCTGAACATCCCAGAAGTCGCACTGGTGTCGGGGCACATGTCCTGGCAGAACCTGAAACGCTACACACACCTGCGGCCTGAGGCCGTGCTGGAGAAACTGGATGCTGGTCCATAAGGAATCCCGCAAGCTCGTGCTGAACCTGAAGAACCCGGCACGGGTCGCCGATGTCATCCCGTCGGCCAAGGTGCTGCCGCACAACGGCAGCAGTCTGGTGGTGGTGCCCCACCGTGAGGACGAAGTGCGCGTGCTGCGCAACCTGAAGTTCGACGCCCCGGCGCCGATCGAGCACTACTACGAATGGCCGTGCCGGTACCCCAACGGGCCGATGAAGCACCAAGTAGCCACAGCCGCATTCCTGACCGTCAACCCAAGGGCGTACTGCAACAACGGCATGGGCAGCGGCAAGACGCTGTCGGGTCTGTGGGCCTTCGACTACCTGGCGCAGCGCGGCCTGGCCAAGCGCATGCTGGTAGTGGCACCGCTGTCCACCCTGGAACGTACCTGGGGAGACGAGATATTCACGCACTTCCCGCACCTGACAGCCGCTGTGCTGCACGGGTCGATGGAGCGGCGCCTCAAGATGCTGGCCGTCGAGCACGACATCTACATCGTCAACCACGACGGCATCAAAAGCGCTCCACTGCTGGATGCTCTGTGCGCCCGGAACGACATCGACGTGGTGTTGATCGACGAGCTGGCGGTGTGCCGCACGTCAGGCACAGAGCGCTACAAGGCCGCAGTCAAGCTGACCCAGAACCGCAAGTTCGTCTGGGGCTTCACCGGCACCCCTACCCCCAACGCCCCCACCGATGCCTGGGCCCAGTGCCGGCTGATCACGCCCCACACGGTGCCGAAGTACTTCGGCAAGTTCCGCGACGAGGTGATGAAGCAGATCAGCCCCTACAAGTGGCTGCCACGGGCAAACGCGTTAGACGTCGTGCGCAGCGCCATGCAGCCGGCCATCCGGTTCAGCCGCGAGGAGTGCATCGACCTGCCGCCCACCACGTACACCACGCGCACCGTCGAGCTGACCAAGGAGCAGAAGAAGGCGTACGACGACATGCTGCGCAACCTGAAGGCCGAGTACGAGGGCGGTCAGGTGCTGGCTGTGAATGAAGCCGTGAAGCTGGGCAAGCTTGTGCAGATATGCACGGGCGTGGCCTACGGAACCAGCGGAGACGTGGTGATACCCTCCGCACCCCGCATGGAACTGGTACGCGAGATCATCGAGGAGGCCGAGGCCAAGGTCATCGTGTTCGTGCCGTACACCAAGGCACTGCTGGCATTGGCCGAGTACCTGCGCAAGGACTTCAGCGTCGAGTGCGTGTACGGCGAAGTGTCGAAGAACGAGCGCGACAGGATTTTCAGCGACTTCCAGAAACGCGCAGACCCCCGGGTGCTGGTGGCCGATGCACGTACCATGAGTCACGGCCTGAATCTGACTGCCGCCAACACCATCGTGTGGTACGGGCCGACCACATCGACTGAGACGTTCCTGCAGGCCAACGAACGCATCCCCCGTCCCGGGCAGAAACTCAACACCCACATCGTGTGCGTCGAGTCGACACCGATCGAGCGCGTGATGTACGACCGACTCCGCAAGCGTGAGAGCATGCAGAACACACTGCTGGATCTACTGAAAGGAGCAGCATGAAGCCACCCACTCCACCCTCCAAACCCGTCAACCCTACCTGGGCGCGGTACCTGATGCTGCAAGCTATTGCCCGAGCAAAACGCTCGTCACACGCTGTCGTGTACCCGCCTAAGCTAACACGTTAGTGTATGATTGACACCCCCACCGAAGGAGCACAAAATGATAGACCAAGTGGTCGAAAAGTACATCGCTCTGCGTGACCTGAAGGCGCAGATGAAGGTCGAATACGAAGCCAAGGTCGCCCCCGTGCAGGCGGCGATGGACAAGGCCGAAGCCTTCATCCTTAGCGAACTGGACCGCACTGGGGCCGAGGCGTTCAAGACGTCGGCCGGCACTGCGTACACCAGCACCCGCACTGCCGCATCCCTGGCAGACTGGGATCTGTTCAAGGAATTCCTGAGCGCACAGGAAGACCCGTTCATGTACCTCGATCGGCGCGTCAACAAGAACGCCGTGGAGGAGTACACGAAAGAGCGCAACGATCTGCCGCCTGGAGTCAACTGGCGCGTGGAGCGTACCGTCAACATCCGCCGAGCCTAAGCCGGCGCACACTGAAAGGAAGCATGGACACCTTTACCCAGCCGAAAATCACCGGCTATCGCCAGCTAACTGAAGCGGAAGCCGACCTCATGAACGAAGGCAAGGCACTCGCCGAACAGTGCGGGCAATACATTGCCAAGCTGCAGCGCGAACCCGGTGCTGACCAGCGCTGGATCAGCATCGGCGCCACCCAACTCCAACAGGGCTTCATGGCCGTCATCCGCGGCATTGCCAAGCCCACCACTTTCTGACCCCCGAGGAACCACATGTCCGCAGTCATCCCCTTTGATTTCTCCACCCCCGCCACCGTTACTTCGCGCCGCCGTGAACGCAGTCTGAATGCCGACGTCATGATGGGCAGCGCCGGTTTCCCGGTTCTGTCGATCAAGGGCAAGGTGTTCGCCATCGTCCGTGACAACGAGCGCAAGCCCCTGGTGCGCACCATGACCGACGAGGATGGCAACTCCGTCGAAGTGCCCGTCGCTGCCCTGCAGCTTACCGTCGTGCGCGCCAACTCCAAGGCCCGCGTGTTCTACGCCAAGAGCTACACCGAGGGCGACGAGGCTGGCAAGCCGACCTGCTTCAGTCACGATGGTCAGCGCCCGGACGCATCGGTCGAGGAACCGCAGCATGCCAACTGCCAACTGTGCCCGCACGCGCAGTGGGGTACGAAGACCTCCGCCGACGGGCATGCCGCCAAGGGCACGGCGTGCACCGTGCGTACCCGCCTGGCCGTCACCGACGCCAAGGACCCGAAGCTGACCACGTACCTGCTCAGCGTCCCTGCCGGCTCGCGGGCGGCGTTCTCCGATGCAGTCAAGCTCGCGGACTCGCACGGCAAGGACTACAACGAAGTCGTCATGAAGATCGCCTTCGACATGGAAGCGCCGACGCCGAAGTTGACGTTCAAGCCTGCGGGCCTGGTGTCCGACGAAACCTACGAGAAGATCAGTGCGCTGTTCGAGGACCCGGTGGTCAAGGACATCGTCGGTGTCCCGTCGGTACGTATGGCACAGGAAGTCGGTGCCCCCGCACTGGCGGCCCCGGCAAAACCCGCTGCACTGCCCGCTGCGAAGCCCCCTGCGAAGCCCGCTGTGGCCGCGCAGGAGGTGGAGGATGCCATCCTGGGCGCAGAGCCCGCCAAGCCCGCTGCGAAGCCCGCCAAGCCCGCTGTGGCCGCGCAGGAAGTGGAGGATGCCATCCTGGGCGCAGAGCCCGCCAAGCCGGCCCCCAAGGCCGCTGCGAAGCCCACCAAGCCGAAGGCCGAGACGCCCCCGGCGGACACCGCTGAAGCGGCGTCGTCCCTGCTGGGCGAGCTGTCGTCGATCCTGGGCGCCACGGACGACTGACCTGACTACGAAGCCCCCCCGGAGTCCCGGGGGGCTTTCTCATGGAGATTTCATGTTCGACTTCGCAGTTCTCGAACGCGCCGGCATCACGCAGCAGCAGTTCGCCGACCTGGTCGGTGTTAGCCGGGTCACGGTCTACACGTGGCTGCACGAGCGATTCAAGCCGCGCCCAGCGATGCGCAAGCGCATAGAGCGGGCCATCCACCTACTCCAACAAGCCACAACCGACGGCCGTCTGCCAGTGCAGCGCGTCAACTACAAGGAGCACGTCGAAGCCAAGTTGCAGGAAATCCGCAAGGCCATCCGCGAGGAGGTCTAACGTGCCCCTGCAGTTCTACCAAGACGTTCTGCCGTCTCAGGGACGGTACTGCCTGTTCGTGGCTACGCAGAAGCGCCACGTCTGGTTCGACAGCCTGGATGCACTCGATGCGGGTACGCAGGAGCGTGAGGATTCCCAGGGCATCTACTTCGCCACCGCGTCATTCCAGACCAGTGCCGCCCGCACGGGGGACAACGTGGCCTTCCGTCGCTCGCTGGCGTTCGACATCGACGCCGGGGAGGAGAAATTCGCCAAGCACGGCGACGCCGTGTACCCGACGCAGCGCGAAGCCCTCCTGGCTGTGGCGCAGTGGGTGCAGGCCAACAGTCTCAAGCCCAGCTACGTTGTCTCCAGCGGCGCGGGGCTGCACGTGTACTTCTGTCTCGACGCCGACGTCGAGCTGGCCCAGTGGTTGCCGCTGGCCAAGGCCCTCAAGGCGATGGCGCTGGCGCAGGGGCTGCGCATCGACCCCACAGTCACATCGGACGCGGCACGGGTGCTCAGGCCCCCGGGCACGCTGCACAGCAGTGGCGCCAGAGTGGCCGTCCTGACACGGTCTGGTGCGAAGTACAACCTGAACGACATGGCAGCCCGAGTGGCTGCCTTTGTGCCTCAAGAGGCACCTGCACGCAAGCGCAGCCTGAACGCCGAGGTGCTGGAGGCCCCGGTGGGTCCGCCCAAGAGCGCGGAGAAGATCCGGCAGAACTGCGCCGCCATGCAGCACGCGATGGGTCTGCGCGGGGACGTCGCCGAGCCGTACTGGCGAGCGATGCTGGGCGTGATCAAGTTCACGCAGGAAGGCTCCGATGCGGCACACACCTACAGCCAGGGGCACCCGGAGTACGACTACGACGTCACCCAGTCAAAGCTCGACCGCTGGACCGCTGGGCCCACCACGTGCGCCACGTTCGAGGCGGAGAACCCGTCGGCCTGTTCCGGCTGCGCGCACCGCGGGACCATCAAGTCCCCCATCCAGCTGGGCATGCTGTCGATCCAGGAGATGACGGCGCAGCAGCCAGCACTCACCGTCGAGCAGCCCGAGGCCGCGGCCGATTCGTACATGCCGTTCAGCGACGAGGGGGAAGAACTGGCCGCACCAGCCACACATGCCGCCCCGATGCCCTGGGATGGCTACCTGCCCCACGGGTTCCACATCATCAAGAGCGGGAACGGAGACTACGTCCTGACGGCCGAGGTGCAGATCCCGATCAAGACCCCCACGGGGGAAGAGTCCGTCATCAGCACCAAGGAGCAGTTCTGTCCGCAGCCGTACTGGCTCGAATCCTGGGCCCCCGGGACCAGCGAGAACGACCAGGCGATGTCCGTGTACACGGTCTACGACAACGCGCAGAAGAAGGCGACGCGCTACACGCTGCCGACCCGACTGCTGGCCAAGCGGCAGGACTTCATCGCCCACCTCGCAGGACAGAACGTCCAGGTCTTCCCCGCAACCACACGCACATACAACTCGATGGAACAGTACATCCGCGCGTCGATGGAGCGGATCAGGGCCGCAGGCCAGCGGCCGAAGATCATGGCCCGCTTCGGATCGTTCTACAACCAGAAGGGTGAGTTGACGGTAGCCCAGGGACCGCACCTGATCACCCGAACCGGCGACGTCTACGAGGGCGTCGTGCAGGAGAAACTGCGCTCGCGCGGCACGGCCTACACAGTGCCGCTACCCCACAACGCCAGCGGGCGCTGGGGCCCCGAGGTCTGGCAGGAGCACATTCTGCCGCGGGCCCGCAGGCACGTGGACTACCTGAACGAGTTCTACTCGGACTCGAACTTCCTGCCGTACCAGCTGGCCATCTCGCTGGCCATCTCCAGCCCGCTGCTCACGTTCGTCCAGGGCAGCTACTACCCCGGCTCGGAACTCCCCGGCATGGGGCTCACGGTGTCGTTGTTCAGTCCGAAGTCGGGTATCGGCAAGACCTCGGCGATGGCCGCAGCCGCCCTGGCCTACGGCGTGCCGAACAACATCGTGTCGCAGCTGGACCGCAACAACAGCACCGGCAACGCCCGTGGCGAACTGGCACTGCAGGCCGGCACCATGCCCTCGTTCATGGACGAGATGGAGGACGTGCCCCCTGCGGAACTGGCAAGTCTGATCAGCGCGATCGGCAACGGCGTGTCGAAGACCCGGCTGAAGAAGGACCTGTCGGTCACGGGCGGCGAGAAGATGACGCTCATCAACGTGATGTCGACGAACAAGTCGCACCGCGAGATCGCCGCAGTGGACCGCAGCGAGTCGATGGCAGTTCAGTTCCGGCTGCTTGAGATCGAGTGTTCCGGCGTCACGGCAGTCAGCCGGGAGCGTTCGCTGCAGGAGACCGAGGCGCGCAGTGCCCTGGCGGACTGTGCCGGCGCCCTGGGTGCCGTCCTGCACTACGAGATGTGCCGGCAGGGTGGTGAGATGCTGAACAAGGCCGGCATCGAGTGCGCGGACAAGGCCCGCGCCATGCTCGACGGGGGCCAGGACGGCCGATTCATGTGGCGTGCCCTGGGTGCGCTGCTGCTGATGCGCCGCCTGCTCAAGCCGTGGGGCCTGAAGTTCTTCAACCTCGACGAACTGGTCAGGGAGTTCAAGCGCTGGCACGACGCCAGCTACGAGTTCGCGGTCGAGGGCATCGTCCCGACGGAACCGGATGCGCAGATGGCCCTGTTCCTGAGCGACATCGCGGGCAGCACGCTGATCACCCGCAGCATGAAGATGCCCGGCAAGAACACCCCGGTCGACGTACCGCTGAACGACCGGGTGCCAGAGAACGTGCTGGCGCGCAGCGTACTGGACGAGGGGTGCATCTACTTCAAGTCCGACGCCCTGCGGGACTGGTGCCACAGACGCAAGGTCAGCCACCACACACTGCTCAACGCCTGCCGGGACATGAACATCCTGGAGCCGCCCGAGCTTGACCGCCCGTCCCGCCTGGCGCACGCCATCGACCTGTACCGCAACACCAAGATGGCGCAGAACCTTCGCGTGTCCGCCATGAAAGTCATCGTGGCCCGACTGGGCCGCGACGTGGACTACACCAGGGCTTTGGGAGACAACGTCCGGGTGCTTCGGCAACCAGACGCCGTCGTCGAGGATCAGATCCCGAAGTCTTCCGCCAACTCCTGATCGCGTTCCCGTACCGGCACCCCGCCGCGCATCTCCTTCGCGCGGCTGCGGGTGCTGCGTACCGCAGCCTCCCGGTTCGCCGGGGTGATCTTGGCGTCGGGATGACGCCCGTTGAACGCGGCGATTTCGTCCAGGATCTCGGTGACGGGTTCACCCCCGATCCGGGCCCTGGCGAATTTCGTCAGCAGACTCTGACGCACCGAATCGCGCTTCTCACGCGCGTCGAAGAACGCCGCCCGGCGTTCGCCCATGCGGGCATCATCGGTGGTCGAGAACCCCATCGCCCGAGTCAGGGCATCCCCCAACCCCCGTTCTTCGGCCGGTACCAGCACGCGTCCCCGCGTGTCCGTGCGGCCCTCCACGCTCTCGCGGGCCCAGCGGATCTGATCCGACACGACCTTCGGCAGCGCACGCTGCGCGGCCTGGGCGTACTTGCCCTCGTCAGCCAGCTTCATGGCCTCGGCCCAGTCAGCCGCCACGCCCATCGCCGCGCCACCGGCCGCAAGCCAGTACGCAGCCACCATGTCCCTGCCCTCGGCCCGGTCGTCCGCGTACGGTGCCGGCGAGAAGATGTTGCCCAGGCCCACACGGCCAGAGATGTCCACCCCGGCAGCAGCAGGCAGGCCCTTGACCAGGGCGTCGGCCACCGTCTTGCCCACGGCGGCTTCCAGGCCGGCGTACATCATCTGGCGCAGGTCGCGCTCGTCGTCTTCTTCCTTGAACGCGTCGTAGATCAGCTTGATCGTCGTGCCGACCACAGCGGCCCCAGGCAGGCCCGTGGTGCCCGCGGAGGCCATCATCATGCCCGCCAGCCAGGCCGAGGCCCGGCGCGCTTCCTTGTCGCCGCGCATGGCGTCGATCATGTTCTTCATGACCAGGTAGATCATGCCCTGCTGGTAGCTGCGGAACTGCCACATGATGCGGCCCCAGCCGCCCCAGGTGTTCGGGTGCATGTGCCGCGCCCGGTTCTCCGCCGCGTAGTTCAGGTGCGTCTCCGAGACGATCTCGTCGGCGTACTTCGCCGCGCGCTCCAGCGCCACGGGGTTGTCCACACCGCGGCTGAGTTCCAGCTGCTTCTGCAGCCGGTAGGCTGCCAGTGCCGTCGCCACGCGGTTCATGACCTCCAGCTGCTGCGCCGGCAGTGCGCTGATCCGGGTGGCCTTGGTCAGCCAGGAGTCGTCGCGCCCCTGCGCCGTGGCGCCCAGGTCCTGGGTGATCGTGATGTCGATGCGGCCCCGGTCGAGCATGTCCTTGAGCATCAGGGACTCGTCCTGGGTGATCTGTCCGGCCTTCAGGGCGCGGTCGGGGTCCAGACTGAAGTGCGCGGTGCCCTGCTTCTTGGCGTCGGCGTGGAGCATCTTGCCGGCAGCGGCTGTCGCCTCGCGCAGCGCGCCGAAGGACTTCATGTGGTGCCGGCTGGCCAGGATCGGGGCCGAGATGAACCAGGGCTGCGTCAGCTGCGTCACCAGGAACGACGGGGACAGGCCCAGGCGCGTCAGGTACGTCATGTTGCCCATTGCGCCCAGCAGCGGGTGGTCCTTGAACTCGAAGTTCTGCTGCAGCCGTGCGGCCAGTTCCTGGCCCACGATCTTGGCGTCGATCTCCTTGCGGTCGAAACGCAGCGTGTCCAGTGCCTCGCGCAGCGGGGCCTGGTACTCCAGGCGGCTGATGCCGTGCGCGTCGCGCACCGAGCTGGCAGCGTAGGACCGCATGGCGTCCCGGCTGGCACCCAGCACGTTCTGCCGCTTCAGCTGCGACTTCAGCATGCTGTTCTCGGGCAGCATCTGCACGTACATCTCACGCACGGCCTGCTTGATCGGCTCGCCCTTCTCGCCCTGGAAGTATTGGCCGAGCTTCTGCTCGATGCGCTTCATGAACGTCGGGCTGGTGGCGTCCACCGACTTCAGGTACTGGTCCTTGACGGACTGGTTGACCTCGTAGCCGGCACCCAACTTGGCGTCCGCCTGCTCCTTGAACTGGCGCGCTTCGCCGTAGGTCTCGAAGAACTCGACCCGGTAGTCGTTGCCACTGCGCTTCATCTTGTTCAGCACCGTGGTGGCCCGCTTGACCTCGTCGCGCTCGGCCTTTAGGTCGGTGCCGGCGGCAGAGTCGTTCTCGGCTGCGGCCAGGGCCTTCTGGGCAGAGACCAGTTCCTGCTCGGCCGTGACGTACGCCTTGGACTTCACCGACACCACGTTGTTGCCGAAGCGCATCAGCGGGAAGTACGGCCCTGGGTTGGTGCGGAACGTGTCGGCATGCTGGGTCAGGTCGCTGACCAGGCTCTTGATCTCGCGCTGGCGGCGCACCGTGGTGCCCAGGGACTGCACCAGTTCGTCGCGGGCCTTGCCCTTGGCGTCGGCGATGCGATCGACCTCCTGGCGCGACAGCCCCTTGGTGTCCGAGGTCTCGTCCGGGTAGTAAGTGGCGACGATACCCCTGCGCACGCCCTCGATCTTGGCCTGGCGGCGCGTCTCGAAGTCCGCCACGACGTCCAGGTACAGCTGCTTGACGGCCGGCTTGGCGGTGCGGAAGCGCTCCTTCAGCTTGGCGTGCTGCGCCCGGTTCTCCGGCGTGTCCTCGATGTGCAGGTTCTTCTCGTCACGGAAGTCCAGGTTCGGCCACATGCTGGCGCCAGTGCTGTCCAGCAGCAGATCGCCCAGGGCCTGCGCGTCGGGTTCGGCCAAGGCTTCCCAGCGCCGCTTGATCACGTCGGCGGCGTGCATGATCTGGTTCGCCCGGCCCGACATGCGGGCCGTCAGTTCCGCGAACTGGCGTACACCCGGCAGAGTCTTGAACCGTGCGCCAAGCTGCTCGGCCGACAGCCAGCCCAGCAGGCTGGGGTGGGCACGCCACAGGCCGTCCTTGAAGACGCCCTCGATGAACCCCTTGACGCCCTTGACCTTACCCGGCAGCTCCAGCTCGCTCAGGGCCTTGCTGTCGAGGTTCGCGTTCTTGGACTTCAGCGGGCCTTGGGCAGCTCGATTTCCTGATTCAGCCCTTGGTTGAGCCAGTCCTGGAACTCGGGGCTGGGTGCCGGGTTGTTGCTGCGCTTGAGCGGCGCCATCGGCACGGCCTTGGAAGGCGGCACGGCGTCGTTGAGCAGCTTCGAGGCTGTGGGCTTTTTCACGGGTTGTTTGACCGATGTCACGGATGACCTCCTCGATGAACTTGGTCGCCAGTGGAGCGTTCTTCTTCAGCTCGCGCTGCAGTGCCGGATGATGGTACGCGGCCAGCAGGTTGGCGAACACTTCCTGGGACGCGCGGGCCGCAGTCTTGATGGTACCGCCGTGCTTCTCCGGGTCCAGCGGGTACTCGAACAGCGCGGCCAGCGGGCTCTCCGGCTGGAACATGTAGATGGTCGCCAGCTCGCGCGCCACGGAACCCGCAGCCACAGGCTCGCCCTGCCAGCGGAACGCCAGCTCAGGCTGGGTGGAGTACACCCCGCCGCCGTAGGACGCCATGTCCACAGCATGCCCGACCTCGTGCACGAAGTCTACCAGCGCGTTGCCGTACTTGGTTGGGTCGGCTGTCGGGCGCCACTCGACGACCTGCTTGTCGCCGATCGCGTAATACGTGCCACCGTCGCCGTTGTGTCGGGGGTTCGTGGTGAACCACGTGTCCACCCAGTCCACCACATGCGCGATACCGAACTTGCCCATCGTGTCCAGTGCGTGCGATGCACCGGGCATCGTCTTGACGGCGCTGAACGTGGACAGCCTGGTATCTTCCGGCTCCCCCGGGACCGTGCTGGGCCGCACTGCCTTCAGCTTGCCCGCACCGGGCTTCTCTACGCGGAAGGTCCGCGGTGCTTTTTGTGCAGCTCGATCATCGCTCGCTTGTACTGCTGGGGCGACAGGTTGAACGCTTTCAGTAGCTTCAGGTCCGCCAAGTGCTCGGGGCTGATTGGCGCCTTGGAATCGCTGGCGGGCGCGGTCGACGAGGGCGCCCCACTCTCGGGCGTACTCTTGGGCAGTGATTCGTCCATCTGCGTCCTTCAGGTTAGTGCCGACCCAGTCAGCCTGTTCTTCGGGGGTGAGGTCGTCCCACGTCGGATCGTCGCCCCGCAGGTCTTCATTGTAGGAGTCGCGGGCCTCGGCGATGTCGCCCTCGACGATGTTCCCGGAGTCCAGCGCACGGCGCAGTTCCCACTGCACGGTGCCAGGCAGCCACCTGCTGCCCGTGGCTTCTTCCCAGCGCGCGGCGCGGGTTACCTCGTCTCGCTTATTCGCCAGTTGGGCACGCGCCAGTGCCGCAGCCTTGCGCTTTTCCACGAAGATCGGATCTTCGCCGGCAGTGGGGTCGGCATCGAAGTCCGCCACGGCGGCTGCGTCGGCCCGCTCCTTGGTCATGTTGGCCTGGTCGGCACCCACCCACCCTTCGGCGGCGGACTCCGCCTTGCGTGCCAGCGCCAGGAGCGCCGCAGCGATCTTCGGATCCTCGGTAGACCGGCCGTCTTCGAGTACACCCGACGCAGCTGCGTCGGAGGCCGAGTTCTCCACGCGCATGCCGGCACCGAAGGCCGGGCTCTCCTCACCTTCGACGACGCTGCCGCCCTGCACACCCAGTTCGGCCGGGGCCACGGGTTCCACCGATGCGTAGCCGATCAGGCTGGCGGTGTCCTTGTCCACGCCGTACTTGGCCAGCCGCGCCTGGATGGACTGCTTGGTCATCTTCTTGCCGGTGCGCTTGGCCACCAGCAGGGCGGTCTGATCCAGGGTCAACGGCTCACGCACACTACCACTGGTGAAGTCGATGCCTGTGGCACCCTCGACCGCGGCGACGTCGATGTCGTCGGCGCGAAGCATGTCGGTGACGAGCTGCTGCGCAGTGATGGTGGTCTTGACCTTCTTGCGCTTGACCTCCACGGGTTTGGCCGGATCGACCCCCATGCGAGCCAGGATCTCGGTGACGTGGGGCGCCAGCTGCTCGGTGGACATGCGCCGCCGGGCAACCGCGTCCGGCAGGGCGGGGGTCTGCTCCTGGGCCAGCACGGCCGGCGGCGCCTCCGCGGGTACAGTGGGTGCGGCCGGGGCCTGCACGGGTGCCGCAGTGGGGGTGGCTTGCGCCAGCTTGGCCTGGGCCTGAGCGATGACCTTGCGTACCTTGCCGTTCTCGCGCACGGAGATCAGCGCCGCGGCGCTGATGAAATCCGTCTCGTCGATCGCACCCCGGTTCTTCAGGTCTTCCAGCTGGCCGAACAAGTCGACAGCGGTCGTGCCCTTGACCCCCGTGGCATCCAGGGTGCGCGCAGCCAGCTGCTCGCGCTTCGCGGCCTCGGCAGCGATGGCCTCCTTCTGGGCCGCGGCCTGCTCTGCCGCCTGCTTCTGGGCCAGGTAGCGCTCGCGCGCCACGACGAGCCCCATGTCACCGTCATCCCGACCGTACAGCGAGTCCGCAGCGGGGGCGTCGAGTGCCACCTGGCCGCCCTGGTCGGCGACCATCTTGCCCGGCAGATACGGAGCGACGTTGCCCGTGTCCATCGACGGATCGACGCGCACCCCGCCCTGGCGCAGACCGCCCAGCGTGTCGGGGGTCATCTCGTAGCGCTGCATCAGCTCGGCGTCGGACTGCGTCGCGGTCGAGCCGTCGGGGAACACCACGAACGGGTTCTGCTGCCCGAAGAAGCCGCCGTCAGGCTCGTAGCGCTGGTTCCACTGCAGGCCCAGCGGGGCGGGGGGCGCGGGGGGCGCTTCAGGTGCGGGAGGCTCGACCTGCGGGTTCGTGTTGCGCAGCAGGTCCACGGGAGCCCGGGAGAACGCCCCAGTGGCGCCGCCGAAGCCCGCGCCGCCGATGGCACCCAGTGCCGCAGCGTTGCGGTAATCGCTCCACGCCTCGTCGCTGTTCAGATCCTTGTAGGCGCCCGCGCGCTCGATGCCCGTCTGGATCGTCTCGGTACCTGCCTCGATCGGAGCCTGAAGCGCGGCACCCTTGAGCATGCGGGTCGGCAGGCCGCCGCGAAACGCCCCCCGGGCGAACGGAATCGCCTCGGTCGCAGTGTCCAGAACAGCAGCACCTGCGCCGTATGCCGCCGCGCGGCCCGGCTCGTAGCGACCCTGATCCGCCAGCTCGTTGTAGATGCCGCCCGCCTCCTGGGCGAAGTTCGCGCCGTAGGAACCCGCAGCGGCACCGAGCAGCATGCTGCCTCCACGCGCAGCCGCAACGCCGGCACCCAGGCCGCCAGACACCAGGGACGGGATGGCGAACGCGGCCACCTGGCCCGCCCCGGCGCTCAGGAACGACAGCGGGTCTTCGCGGAAGTTGTCGACGTCGTCCGACCGACGACTGAGCTGGAACGCCTTGTTGGACTGGTTGCGGGCTGCGTCAAGCATGTAGTCGCGCGCACCCGTGGCACCGATGGCGTCTGCGCCCATCGCCAGGGCACCAGCACCAGCAGCCAGGGTCTGCCGGCCGCCCATCTTCAGCCCGCGGACGAAGTCGTCCTCCGGCGCGTAGCCGATCCGCTTGGCGAAGTCGTTGAAGTCCGGGTAGTAGCCCCTGTACGCCTCGTGTGCGGAACGCGCAATCTGCTCGTCCGTGAGGTTGCTCAGGCCCCCGCCAAGTTCCCGTAGCTTCTGGATGTCGAGCACGCGTGCCCCTTGCGGTTGCTACCGACCGATCATGTAGTCGAGGAGCGGTTTCTGCGGCTGACCGCCACTCCACCACTGCTTCAGAGCGCCAGCCCCCGAAGTGCGAGGTACATCAGCCTTGCCGGGCATCGACTCAGGGATGCGCAACCCCATGTTCGCCGCCGAGGCTGGGTTCTTGGTGGTCTCCTGCCGCGGAGCACCGCTGGCTGCCTTCCCGGCCCCCTTGTCTGCTTCCTTGAGCGCGCCGACGAGCTTTTCCAGCGGGTCTGGTGCGCCCATGACACGCGCCATTTCGCGGTCGACTTCCTCGGGCGGCATGCCCTGCTTGATGAGTTCGCTCCTGTAGCGCAGCTGCGTAGCCGCGTCGATGGTCTGCTTCGGGAACTGCACTCCCGGCGGCAGCTTGGCCATGCCGGTCGCGGGGTCCTTGTCCACTGCGTTCATGTCCACGAGAACGGGCTTGTTGTCCGCCCCGATGAACTGCTGCCACACGGGCTTGTTGGCGCGGGTCTGCTGCAGGCCGAGTTGAGCGCGGTTGACGTCGAGGTTCCCCTCGTCGATCCGGGCCCGGTGGAGCTGCGTCATCGTCAGGTTGTTGTCCTTTGTGCGCTCCCGGCCGCGGGTGTAGTAGTCCGCACCGGCATCCGCCATGCCCTTGAGGGCGGCGCCCCCACGACCGTTCTGCTCCAGGAAGTACGCCGCAGCGGCGCGATCCAGCAGGTCGGGGTCGATGAACTTGGTAGTCCCGCGGCCATCGGCGTTGGTCAGGACCAGCTTGCCTTTCTTGTCGATGGCTAGCTCGCCGGGCACGTTCGGGTTCTCGTTGAACTGCTGGCGCACCCACGGCAAGGCCAGTTTCTGCTCCAGCGTCAGCTTGCGCCAGTCGGCCATGTGTCGCGCCAAACCCTGGTCGAGCCGGGTGTTCTCGTCTTCCTGGCGCAGCTTCGTGATGCCGTCGAGGTCGCCTTTGGCGGCGGCGAGCTGCATGGACTTCTGGCGAAGCCACGCAGGACTGAGTTCGGGGGTTTTCAGGCCGGCAGGAGTCGGGGGGCCGAAGCCGTCGCCGCCCATCTGCCCTTCGGGGATGGGGAGTCCCGCGCCGCTGGAGGCGTTGATGATCTCGTCGGTCAGCCCGTAGGTGCGGTTGACTTCCCGCATCCTGGCGTCGTGGACTGCCTGCTCACGGGCGTTCTGGGCAGCAAGACGGGCGTCCTGCGCGCGACGCAGCGCCATTTCTTCCTCGGCGAGCTGGGCGTTCTGATAGCCCCGCGGGTCTCGCCCCATGAAGAACGAGTTCGCCAGACCCCCAGCGAACTGCCGCGCTGCTGCTTCGTCCCAGGCCATATCAACCCCACCCCGTAAGACCGCCGATAGCCCCGGCCAGACCACCCCACGTTCCGCCAGTGGCATACCCGCGCAGCCCGCCAAGCAGCGCGCCACCGTAGTTCAGGTTGTCCGACCAGCTGCTGTTGCCGGTGCGCATGGCGTTGTAACCGCTGTTGGCAGCATTGCCCCAGTTGACGCCGACGCCCTGGCCCTGGTTGTACAGGCCGAGGTTGGTGAAACCCGGCTGCATGGACTTCACGGACGAATCCAATCCCGACGAACTCAGCTGGCCCGAGAGTCCTGTGTTGGCGGTCGCCACGTTGGCGTTCGGTTGGCCCAGGCCCGCCGCCATCGCACGCAGGTTCAGCCCCTCGCGCTTCGCCGCCTCGAAAGCCATCGTGGACGCGCTGGCCTTGGCCAGGGCCCCTTGCAGCTCCATGTCGCCCATCGACGACTGCAGCGCTGCGGCGTTCGGGTTCCACCCGCGCGAGGTCAGCCCACGGATCTGTGCGCCGCGAGCGTTGTCGAGCTGACCCTCGACGTCCGCCATCGCCCGGCCCGACATGCGCAGCCCCTCCGCGGGGGAGTCATACTTGTCGACATCAGCGCTGAACTGGCGGAGCTGCCGGCCGGTCGTGTCGAAGTACAGGTTGTCGAACCTGTCCGCCCGTGCCTTGGCGTCGTTGGCCATCTGCTGGTTCCAGTCGAACACGTTCTGTCCGAGCTGGTACTGACGATCCGACAGGCCCTTGTAGTAGTCGAACTGCTCGCGGTTGAAGGCAAGCTGGTCGCCCATCGCCTTGTACATCTGCGAGTTCAGGTTCTCCTGGTCGCCGGTGACTTCGCCGGTCAGCGTGTTGCGGAAGGCAGAGCCGCCGGACCCACCGGACCCACCCGTGAGCACGGAACTCGCCGCGCCGGCTAGGGCTTTGCCGGCACCAGTGAGAAGAGAGCTACCCGCCCCCGCCGCACCAGCACCAGCAAGCGCCCCATCCCACAGAGGCACCCCAGATAGCGCCCCCTCTCCGACGAACCCTGCGCCAGTGGCGGCTTCCGCCGCGCCCGCAGCAGCACCTGCTTCACCAAGACCGGCAAAGATCGACGTACCAGGGAAACCCGCACTGGGGCCGAGCAACCCACCCATCCCAGCCAAGCCCACTGCCCCCACGGCGGCGGGGATGTACTGCATGACGTTGCCGACCGAGGTCTGCCAGCGGTCATCCTTCAACTGCGCCATCGTCTGGGCGAACTCAGCCTGCTGCTGGGGCGACAGCGTCGCCATGTACTTGCCCCAGTAGTCCGTCGTGGGGGACGCCGGAGCACCGCCCATGTCGGGCGTGTACGTGTCCGCGATACGCTGCCACTCCTGCCACTCGGGGTCGGCGGCCTGTGCATTCCGCACGTACTGCTGCCCAGCGGAGAGCAGTTGGTAGTACTCGTCTAGGGTCATGAGCGCGTCCCCCGTACGTCGACGTTATTCGACCAGCGATCCCAGGCTCGGGTCATCCAGCACGTCTTCCGTGGTATCGGACTTTGACTTGCGACGCTTGCGCGGCTGGACGTCCTCGACCTCGACCGGGTCGGCTTGGGGGGCTGCGACGGGGTACAGCAGTTCGTTGACGAAGTCCTGCTGCCCTTGAACGATGGTGACGTTCCCCTGGGCGTCGACGTACCCCAGGTTGATGCAGCGACCGCTCGGCATCGTGCGGTAGTCGATCTGGTTGCCGATGGTGTACGCGCCGGCAGCAAGCAGTTTTTCAATCATACGTCTACTCCGTTCAGGGTGTGAATGATAGCACTAACGTGTTAGCGAGCACTACCACTCGATGGCCTCAACCTCGGCAATCGTGGTCGCGGCGTTGACTGCGGCAATCTTGGTCCGCAGGGTGGATCTGATGTTGGCGGCGCGGGTACTCATGGCCCGCAGCAGGCCGCGCACTTGCGCACCGGTCAGTGTGATCGGGGTTCCGTCCGCACGCTCCCACTCCAGCGAGTACGAAGCCCCCTCGGCCTGCGCCAGGGCAAGTTCCTGCGCCAGTTCTGCCTTGATGTCCAGAGACACGCTGAAGGTCACTGTGCTGACGGTCAGGTCAGCGGTGGCTGCAGCAAGCGCGGCGGACTTGAGTTCGTTTCGCTTGGTCGATTTAACCTGCAGCAGAGTGCGGGGGTCCACCCACGTTTTGGTGGCGAAGTCGAACCGTTGGTAGTCGTGCGCCTTGGCGGGCATCGGAACGAAGTCCGTGCCGTCGAAGTAGTGCGTGTCGTCGCCGACGCCATCCGGGATCTCTATGGCCTGTTCGCCAGTCCCTACGTTGGGTGCGACTTGATCCTGCGGACATGACAGAGTGCGCAATATCTGCCCGGCCGCAGTACATATGGCGAACTTCACCGCTTGGTCTCCAGCACTAGCAGCGAACGGTTAGAGCACGCTGGAAACGCGTACATATTCGACGCGCCGTAGCTGATCATGAAATCGAGGTAGTATGTTTGCGATCCCGCTCCGGGCGTATCCTGAATGGCGCCGGTAGTTATAAGAGTTGCTATCCCTGGAACCGACGTCAGCCACCCAATGCACAACTCTGTTGATCCGCGACGAATACGGTAGCCGAGGGCGGGTGTCCCGCCAGAAAGATAGTGGGTAACATACGCAGAACCCTGAATGAGACACGGCGCTCCAGACGAATTGAACGTCACGGTTTGCACAGTGTCCCACGGGTATGGGCCGGGGTGCGATACCGGTCCATAGTAGCTGGTGGACGCCGCGGTATAAGTCAACATGGGTATCGTCACCGCATTGCCGGCGATCTGCAGGGTGTTGACTGCGAGGTCGGCGATATAGGTGCTGACGTTCCCACTGGTGATGGTGCCGTTGGGCACGGCCTCCCACGCCCCCCACGTAGTTGCAGAGGTTGACTTCCGCGACCACACAAGTCCGTTGGCTTCAAACCACTGGGTTATTGCCCCACCAGAGAAATCCGTTGACGCCCCGTAGGGGCGCAGGGTTCTCAAAGAACCGTAGCCCTGCCCTACCGGGCCGTTAAACCCATCGGGGACGCCCTTGAAGTAGAAACTCTCCCCAGTAGTGAAGTCCTGTGGAAGCGGGTTTGTTCCACGGTATCCATCGACAACATTCGCACCGCCAGAAGACAGGATGATGTTTCCGGCGTTGTCCTTGATCGTTAGGTTGCGGGTGTCGATCTGGTTCGCAGTCAGCTGCCCGCGGATCGAGGTGGCACCGAACTCAGCAGCGCCGTTGCCGTGGATGATCCACCCCGTGACGTTGGCGTTGTACCCCGTCGACTGGATGTAGTTGCCCACCGACATCGAGCCGGCTGAGATCTTGGAGGCTTCCAGGCTGGCGATCTTCGCGCTCTGGATCGTGGCGTCGGCGATCTTGCCGTTCTGGATCGTGCCGTCGGCGATCTTGAGGTTGTCGATTGCCCCGTTAGCAATCTTCGCGTTGACGATGGACGCGTCCTTGATGGCCACGGTGTCGATGTACACCACGCCTGTATCGACGATGAACGGGATGCGAGCGGACGACAGCTTCGCCGTAGTGACTGTGGCCGGGGTCGTCAGCGTGCTGGGGACCGTGAAGGTGATCTGCGTCGTGCTCGGCCGCGTCAGCACCTTCCATCCGCGGTTCCAGTTGTTGTCGTTGGTCACGCCGCGAATGGCGAACGTGTCCCCGACGACTAGGCCGTGAGCCACTGACGTGTTCAGCGTCGCCGTAGTGGTGGTGCGGGTGAGCGAGCTGATCGCTACCTGCGTGGCGTTCGGGTTCGTGATGGAGAACCGATCCGCCCGTACCTGGAAGTCGCTGAACGGAACACCGTTCACTGGAGTGCTGGCCAAACCGTAGCCTGCAACGTATCCGTTGACGTCCAGCTTGACGGTGTACTGCGCATACAGCTCGCCCGTCTGGGTAGCACGAGTGTTGGCTTCTGTCTGAACCGCAGAGTAGAGCGTCGACCCCGTGGTCGTGTCCATCTGGCTCTGCAGTGTCGTAATAGACGAGGCGCTCGCACCAATGCGCGTGTCATCCGCCGTCACCCAGGCGCTGCCATTCCACCGCTTGAGCAGGTTGCCGTTGGTCGTGTCCACCCACAGGTCGCCCGTGCGAAGCGCCAGCCCGTTGCTCGGGTTGGCAGGGGCTGTAGCCTGGACGAAGTTCGCGCTCTTGGCCGATGCCTTTGTGTCTACGTTGACGATGGAGGTGTAGGTGTCCCCCCCAGAGTTCAGTCGCGCGTTGACGTTGCTGACGGACTGCGCCACGGCAGTCGTGTCCGTTATGCGCGCCGCCTGCTCCTGGTACACCAAAGCCGCCACAGGGTCGACGTTCGTGCGGGTTACCCAGGCGCTTCCGTTCCAGATCAGAACGACGTTGTCCGTCGTGCGCAGCGCCACATCGCCGATGACGTTGCCTGTGGTCGTGGGGGACGCTGACGCGCCGCGGTAGGTCGCCGCGCGCTTGTTCGACAGGGAGTCAACCCAGGCGGTGCCGTTCCATCGCTGGAAGGTCTCGACGCCGGCCCCGGTCTTCCACGTCCAGATCGCACCGATGTCGGTTGATGTCAGTCCGGTAGGAGACACCGACTGGTTGTAGACCTTGTAGCCGCTGGCCCCCGTGCCGGACAACGCGGCATACAGGCTTTCCCGCGCGCTGACCTCGGCGGTGTCCGCCGTGATGCGGTTGGTCGTCTCGCTGGAGATGTCGTTGATAGCCGTGGTCAGGCGCGAGTCGGTGATAACCACCCACGAACTGCCGTTCCAGCGGTAGGGCTTGTTGCCGTCGTCGCTGTCGTACCACAGGTCGTTGGTCTGCAGCGTGTACGTACCGTCCGACACAGGGGCCGAGGCCGAATAGAACGTTCGCGCCTTGACTGCCGACAGCGCCGAGATACGCGCGTTGACCGATCCCGCGCCACTACCGTCGATCAGGTTGATCCGAGACTCAAGCGTGGCGTACAGCTGCGACTCGGTGATCTGGTCCGTCAAGGCGTCGAGCAGAGGCCCCACGGGGATAGCCAGCGTTGCGGGCGTGCCCGCAGCAGCGTTGACCGACCCTGTGACAGCCTCCAGATTGACGGCGCGAACCCAGTAGTAGTACGTAACACCCACGACAGCTGTCGCGTCTGTGTACTGGTTGGCCAAGGCCGTGCCGATCACCGTGGCCAGGGCTACGTTGTCCGCCGTATGGCGCAGGACTTCCACGAACGCGTGGTTGCGGTAGTCCAGCAAGTCCCAGTCTAGGATGATGTTGGCGAACGCCCCCATCGCCGTGAGATTCGTCGGGGTGGGCGGGACTGTCAGTACCGGGCGCGGGTCTTCGTACCCCGTATCACCGCCTCCGCCGCCTCCGCCGCCTCCGCCAACGACCACGTTCGTAGTCTCGCCAGCGGACAACCCCGTCGAGGGGGTGTAGACCATCACGTTGTCCGCCAGCAGGTCGCGCGTCGTGACCGCCTTGTCCAGCACCGACCCGGCTGTACCCGTCAGGGTGTCGACGACCGTCTTGAGGGCCCGCACGCTGCGCACGACGGCAGCGATGTCCTCGGTTGGTGGTGGGACGCCGGGAAGGACGGCGGTGCGCGAAAGGTCAGCCTCGCCCGTGGCGAACTCGTCCGCCAGTCGGTCGGACAGCTTGACGATCTCGTCAGCCATCGGCCAAGCTCCTCATGGAATCCGCCAGCTCGATGGACCGCACGCGGCCTGTACCGCTGACCCGCACGCGGAACCGCGTGGCTCGGTAGTCCGCTGGCAGCTTGAATGCCTGCCGGCCAGAGATCGAGGTCGGGCCGTACACCACAGACCCATCAGCCAGCAGCTCGAAGTTCACCGCCCCCACCGTCTCGACTCGGGCCACGCTCATGTTCACCGGGGCCTCCAGACGGAACTCGCCGGACTCCCAGGTCATCGACAGCGCCGAGCCGGCGTCCCACTTCCTGATCTCTCGGTTCGACCCGGTGCCGTTGACGCACAGGTACAGCGCATCGCGCCCGCGGTCGCGGAACCCTGCGGTGGCGTAGAAGTCCAGCTCGCAGAAACTCATCTCCGTGCCGAAGCTGAACAGCAGGCCCTTCTTGACCGTGCCGGTGTCGTAGAACACCACATAGTCAGTGTCAGTGTTGTACGCGTGCATTGAGTCCGGCTTGTACGCCTGCCACTGCGAGCGCGTCAGCAGGCCGTCGGACAGCAGCTTGAATCCGCCCGGGCCGATGTAGGCCAGGCCGTCCGGGCACGCGAACACCACGCCGCCGTTCATCTCCACCATCGAACGCTTGGACACGCAGGTCTGCGTAATGGCCAGCCGCTCGGACGTCAGCTGCGCCGGGTCGGAGCCCGTGAACAGGTACAGGCTGCGCTTGGTGGCCACCAGCAGCGACTGATCGAACACGGCGCCGCCAACGATGGTGGCGTCCACCGACTGCTCGTACTTGCGCGGCCACGCGTGGGGCACGAACGGCTCGGAGAAGCACACCGTGTTGCCGCTGAACCCGGCCATGATGCCGTTGGCCATCTGCACGAGGCCGAACATGTCGCTGCGCGGTTCCGTCCAGTTCTTGCTCCGCAGCGCCTCGCCCAGCGCGCTGGTGGCCTTGGTGTCGGCGTAGTCCGCCGTGGTGATGGCCAAGGCGTCATCCGTGTTCACCAGCAGGTACTTGGCCGAGCCGGAGGTGCCGGTGGCCGAGCGGTAGATGCGCTTCTTCGCCCCAGTAGACAGAAGGTAGCTACCCGAGCCAGAGGTCTGCGACGTCACGGTGATGGTCTGTCCTGCGCGCCACGTCACGAGCGCCGACGGCGCCGACGGCTCGCTCTCCTCACCCCACTGCGACACCAGGGTCACCACGTAGGCCACGGTCTCAGGAGTCGACTGCGGGTCAGTCGCCGTGCCGGACAGCACCACGGTGGGCGTGTTGGGCTTGGGCAGACCCATCTTGTAGACCGTGGACGGGTACGGAGATCCTGTAGTTGCGACGCTGGCGCGTGTCTTGGAGGGCCCGGCCGACGTGCCTGTGAAGTACGTCGTCTCCTCAGTGTCGCCGTCCAGCGGGCCCTTGACAAAGTTGGCGTCGGTGTCTGCCTGGAACCAGTACTGCGCCTCGTTGGTGTTGGACTGCCCGAAACGGTAGATGGTCTTCAGCTCCAGGACTGACGTCAGCGTGACGACAGCTGCGGACAGGGCATTCAGGGGCTCCAGGTCGCCGCCGGAGAACGAGGTGTTGATGGCCGAAGCTGCCTCGCCCGGCTTGAGCAGGTCGACGGCCGACGCCGGCCGCATCCCGGTGAACGTGCGCAGCTGCAGCTTCACGTCAGACGTCCTTCACCGTGACCAGGAAGTCGGCTTCCTTGACGATGGCCGGTGTCGAGTTGGTCGTCAGCTTGACCGTGACCTTGTACTTCGTGCCGTTGGTGCCGCCCGACAGGACCACCTTGACCTTGTTGCCGGACAGCGAACTCGTGGTCACCGTGATGCCGGCGTCTGCGGTCGCGGTGTGGGACGCAGGGGCATCCGACCGATTGGAGAACCAGTCGGTGAAATCGACGTAGTAGTCCAGCGTCTCGCCGGACTGTTTGGTGAACTTACCAAGGACGGTTGCCATACGGACGCTCCATCTAACGTGTAAGATTATCGCTCATACAGCCGGCCCGGGCTCGTCGGGAGGAGGACTGTCGCTCGTCGAATCCTCCAGCACCCGCAAGTCGTCGCTCGTCTCCACTTCGGCCGGTTCGTCAGCCGGCACGGGGTGTACGGTCTGGTCTGCTGCCACGAACACGGTCTGGTCTGCCGTAGTCACCCCTGCGGGGGTCGAGATCTCCGGGGACAGCGTGGTCGTGTCAGAGGCGGCTAGCGCCGCGTAGAGCGCTTCCGGGTCCAGGGTGCGTACGTCACTGGTGACGCCAAGACTGTCCTGCGCCTGGGGTTGCTCCGGCAGATCGGCGGCGACGGTCAGCAGCACGCCGTCCGGGGCGGCTGTCATCTCCAGGTACTCGGCGGGCACCTCGACGGTGTACCGACTGGAATCATCGGGTATGACCGGCGGCTCTACGTCCGCGGTCCCGAACCAGCGACCCAGCCAGCTTTTGAGCCAGCTACCGAGCCACACGGTCAGCTCCCGTCGCGCGTTGTGACCGTCCTAGTCCCGGCGTTGACCGTACCCGCCACGCGCGTCTTGGTCCCGTCGACGCTCTTGAACGCTTGGTTGGTGCCTTCCAGCCCAGTAGCGTCACCGGTAAGCGCAGCGTTCATGAGCCGGACAATCTCCGCCGCACTCAGCGCCGACTCCAAGGTCATGCCCCACACCGCCGAAGCGTTCTGGGCGGCTGTGGGAGGCGCGGCGCTCGTCAGTTCGCGTGTCGGGTGCGCCCACACCTGGGCGGCCGTCGGCGGTGCCGCGCTGGTCAGCTCCCGAGTGGAGTACGACCACACCTGAGCTGCCGTCAAGCCACCGCCACCACCGACTCCTCCCTCGACCAACGTCGCAGCAGCCGAGGAGTTGATCAGCACCTGCGGGTTGCCGGTGTTGTAGATGCGCGCAAGCGCGTCTGCGAGGTTCCCGCCAGTGATCGTGGCTTGGTAGGCCCCGGGGTCGAACTCCAGGGCCCAGGACGAGCGCAGCGACAGCGTGATACCGACCTGCACCCCGGAGGCCAGCGTGTCCTTGCCGGCCGCGTCGGCGATCTGGTCGTAGCAGATCCCGCGCTCGCTGGCCTCCTCGTCCCGGATCGCGTTGATCAAGGACTGGATGAGCAGCGGCTGCGCATCGGTCTGAGGGACGGCGATGCGCTTGATGTCGTGGCTGAACGTCAGGGCCATCGGCTACACTCCACCCACGACAACATTGTTTCTCACATGGGCGCTTTTGTAGACCGCACAGGCCAGCAATACGGTCGACTCACCGTGCTTTCCAGGGACACGTCGAAGCGGCGCGTCCACTGGTTTTGCGTCTGCAAATGCGGAAAGGAACTGTCTGTTGACTCGGCTGCGCTCCACGTCGGAAACACGACTTCCTGCGGCTGCTTCAAGCGCGAGCGGTCGGTCACCAATGGCGCCAACCTCACCCGCCACAAAGAAACTGGCACCGCGCTTCACCGGGCTTGGTTGAGCATGCGTCGGCGCTGCGGCAACGACCCCTACTACGTGGCCCGAGGCGTCGTCGTGTGCAGCGAATGGGACAGTTACGAAGCGTTCGCCACCTGGGCGCGGGCGACTGGCTGGCGCGAAGACCTGACCATCGACCGTATTGACAACGCCCGCGGCTACGAGCCGGCGAACTGCCGCTTTGCGACGAAGGCCGAACAGGCGCGCAACCGCTCCAGCACGCGCTTCACGGCAGATCAGGTGCGTACCATCCGCGCCGACCTTGCCGGGTGGCAGAAAGGTGATCTGGCCGAATACGCTAGGCGTCACGGCTTGAACCCGAGGTATTTGCACGATATCGTCACGATGAAGCGATGGGCGGGCGTCTAGTCTTACTGGACTATCGAATCGGTAGTTCTAATTGCGCTGATGGACGCGCCGGCAGAGGTGATTGTCGCCGTGTTCTCGTACGGCAGGATGCCCTTCTTGCGCACCCGGGCGATCACGTCGAAGCCGCTGACGAAGGTCATGGCGGGGGACGCAATGCTCGTGCCACTCGCAGCATCGTCGATCAGCGGCACCCAGCAAGCGCCGGTCTGTCCGCTCGGCGACGGGCTCACACCGCTGAAGGTCGACCCACTGCGGCCCGAGTAGGTGAAACGCGTGTCCCCCACACGAATGACGCCGCTGGTCGGGGTGTCGGCGCTG